CAAAAGGAATGGGATGAACTGATAAGAATGCAGGTTGTCTCTCATCTGTACGGCATTGAAACTTTTAACCACGAATCGGGAAAGGTCATTGGTAAAGGAATGAATCCGGAAATATTACAACAAGGGTTGATAGATGCAAAAAATTATTTTCACAAACAAAATGATGGGTTATACAGAGCCACAATCACTTTGATTGCAGGGCTTCCTCATGATACCGAGGCAGATGTAGAAGCTAATTTTCAATGGTGTCTTGACAATTGGCAGGGAGAGAATGTGGTAGCAAATGTACTTGATATCCCAAAGAAAAATGCCTTTGACCATTTAAACCAAAATTCAAAGATGACCATGGACTATGCCAAATACGGTTATGAACCTGCTACTCAAGAAGAGCAAAAAGAGTATCTAAAAAGTCTTGAAGTGTATGACAATTATAATCACATAACTGGATTCCGCCCGGATAATGTAATATGGAAAAACAAACACACAAATTGGGGAAGAATGGCAGAATGGGTAGAATTGATGTATTATAAATTTCCTCAAAACGATATTAGGTATCCTATTCAAAAGTTTTTTTACACGGCTCCTGATAAGTCAATACGTGAGCTATTATCTTACGACTACAAAAAAGGTTCGCCAAAGCTCAATCTTAATTACGAAATGATTGAGAATTACAAACGTAGTAAGTTGAATATGTAACATGAAAAAATGCTGGTATCGACTTAACATAGATGTTTCAAAGGCAATATTAAACGATTGGAAATTTCCCACTCCAAATGATATAGACGACAGACAAGTTTGGCCTATCGAAAGAGAAAATATTTTCAGTAAAGAATGGTTAGAGACCATGGAGACTATAGGTATTCCTATAGCAATAGGAATACTTTTTTATAGACGACCATGTATCGTTGATGATTTTGCACATATAGATCTTGCAGGTAACCCTGCTGAAATTGTGAACTGCGGATTTAATTGGGTTATAAGTGGTGAAGCCGGCGAAATGATTTGGTACGATAAACCACAACAGTCTGGCGCATTTATGCCTATTAATTCGGATGGGGAGAGTTACTTGTCTTGGCCTATAAGTCAACTACAAGAAATAGATAGATGTGTTATGGAGAAAAATCAATTAATACTCATACGTGTTGATCATCCCCATGCAATGATTAATAGATTTTCTTATCGATGGACTATAAGTGCAAGATCTCCCGTGCATTTAACTACTTGGGATAAAATGGTAAATGATTATCAACACTTGCTTGAAAGATAAATTATCAAAAGGAAAATAAAATGAAAGCTGTTGTATGGAGCAAATATAATTGTCCCTACTGTGATCAGGCCAAGGCACTGCTCACGCAAAGAGGCATAGAGTTTGAAGAACGCAAGATCGGTGATGGATATACCAAAGAAGAACTATTGGAGGCTGTACCAAATGCAAGAACAGTTCCACAGATCTTTATCAATAACACACTTATAGGTGGTTTCACAGAACTACGTGACCACATAGAACAAACAGCCGGTGGATTCGGCAAGGGAAAATTATGATGTTAATAGACAAAGGTGTTGCAGTAGGAGAAGTAGTTACGTTAAAACTCACTAGCGGTGAAGAACTAGTAGCAAAACTAGCGGAAGATCAAGTCATGCACTACAAATTAGCGCATCCTATGGTCATAGCTATGAGTCCAAAAGGACCAGCGTTAATGCCCTACTTATTCACAGTAGATCCCAACAAAGAAATTAGATTAGCCAAAGCTGTAGTAGCTGTGGCAGAAGCCACAGATAAATCATTTGCAGATCAGTTTATACAACAGACCACAGGGATTGCACTGGCTTAAATACTAGTTTAGGAAAGTACTATGGCCAACGACAGTTCATTATTACCTACAACACCAACTGCCCCAGCAGCAGCAGTGCTCACTACCTCTTCTGCAGGTACAGGAGCAACTGCTAATAATGCAATTGCTTATGATTATAGTCCTCATTTAATTAGAATTGTAACAGCGTTGGAACAGGTGTCATTGAGTATGGCATTTATAGCTGATAAAATAGATAATGTGTCTGATAAATTAACCGATCTAGCGACTCAGTCATCTATTCAAAATTCAATACTATCATCGATGTATGCTGCTATAACTCCTGGGTCAACCACCATCGGAGCAATATTATCGGATATTGCTCAAGCATCTGAAGATACCGCAAGAGCAACTGAATCGATGACGGCTGCTGTAACTCCTGGGTCAACCACCATCGGAGCAATATTATCGGATATTGCTCAGGCGTCGGAAAATTCTGCAGTATCCCTTGCAGGAATTTATGATCGATCCAAGGGCGCCGGCATACATATGAAAGGACCGTTGGATTGGGTAGGACTAGTTTCGACTTATAAATTGTACGTTGAAAATGTAGGGCCTGAAAACATTACTCTTGCAGGACTTATAGCATTTAAAGCTAAAATTGATGCCCTTCCAAAGGAATTTTAGTAAATGGCAACTACTCCAACACCTCAATCGACTACTCCCGGCGCTGGATCGAGCAGTGCTGGTGGACACTATCTTGTACCGCACAATCACGCAGCAGGCACCTTAAGCCGACAGGAACCTCTATACAATCCGTTCAACGTGTTTGCCAATGGTGTGGAAATTGCGCTGTACAATGCAGCCACAACACCAGGAACATTCGCCTCTGCAGCAGTGCCAAAGGTGACTGTGGTAGCTGCTGTAAAAAACGTGGAAGGCGATGAAGACAACACCGCAGGTAAAAGAGAAGCTGATAGATTCCTCGCCGAAGGGCGCATCACTGCTGTAGAACATAAAACATTAACCACAACACCTACTCCAAAAGGACCAGGCGTGGCGCCCAGTAAAGACAGACCAGCAGACAGACCTAGCGCAGCTGTTTCAGGTGACATTACATTTGCTACTAAATTAACACCGTCGGGATTTACCCTAGGACAAGCGATAAAAAATGTTACCTTTCCCAGAACTATAGCTCAGTTAGCTGACAATGTCAAGGGACTACCGCCTCAAAACATCGTGAATAATTTGGCCGCCCTAGCTCTCAATATTCTAGAACCCATAAAGGCCAAATATCCTAGTATGTTGATTACCAACACTTATAGAGAAGGAAAGGGTCAGGCACAACACGGCACAGGTCAAGCAGCTGATCTGCAGTTCCGTGGTGTAGGAGCACATGACTATTTCGAGATAGCACAGTGGATTAATAAAAACATTCCTTATGATCAATTGCTGCTGGAATATCTACCAAGCAAAACTGTGTGGATACATATCAGTTATGCTATTCCAAACTTACCTTATGGTGGTCAATCTGTGAGGGTTTCGAAACCCATTAATAAACTAGCCACACTAAATGGTGCTGCAGGTGGAAAATTTACTCCTAATCTGCATCAAGACATCATAGTGGCTGCAGTACCTAACAGAGTAGTGGCTGCCTAATGAAAAAATTATTTTGGAACACATTGGGTTTTCTAAGTCTTGGCATGGCCTATATAGGAGTTATCACTCCGGGCATCCCATACAGTATATTTGTGGTGTTTGCTGCCTATTGTTTTAGTAAAGGTTCAGAGCGCATGCATCGTTGGATCTACAATCACCGGTTGTTTGGACCGTTCCTACATAATTGGAATACTAGGCGTGTGTTCCCTCAGAAAATGAAATACTTTATGCTGTTCATGATGTCAACCAGTTTGGCGATCATGTGGTTGACTGCGATACCTGTTCGTGGTATAATATATACAGCACTGTTTATGTTGTGCGTGGCAGTTTGGGCCTGGAGATTCCCTAGCTCGGTCGAGGAATATGATCGGCGAATAGCTGCGGGAAAACGCATAGGTTGGATTAAATAACATACAGAGACAGAGTCTTTTAACAACAAGGAAATCAAGTAAAATGGTAACAGGAAAAGTAAAATGGTTTAACGACGCCAAAGGTTTTGGCTTTATTACGCCGGACGATGGTGGCGCAGACTTATTTGCTCACTTTTCACAGATTAATTCGAGTGGCTTCAAGAGCCTACAAGAAGGACAGAGTGTAAGGTTTGAAGTAACTCAGGGTCAGAAAGGACAGCAGGCCAGCAACATTCAGCCTGCATAAATATGAAAGCCTATCAATTCATTGTAGCAATTCTTATTGTTGTATTTGTATTGATTGAAGTTTTCATGTAAGGAATTGTTGTAATCCCTTCAAAGTGAAGGCATTCTGGACGCGGGTTCGACTCCCGCCTCGTCCACCTAAGCATACTCCGAACCGAGTATTCTGGTAGCAAGGCTTTAGTGCCGAGTGTGCTTAGTTGGGCGAGCCATGGTTTCGACAGGGTGAGATAATAGAGACGGCAACACGGTAGGCGATGACCGTTAATCAAGCAAATAAACGTAAATGCAAACGCAGATACATTTGACTTCAGTGCAATGAGCTTCACTGGTAACACCGTTCGCGGTGCTGCTAATGAAAGCAGATTTGCCCTAGCTGCCTAAAAAACAGCGGTCCGGGGTAGGACATACCTTGTAACCTAAACCACCAAAAGCGGCTATTCGTAGCCGCTTTTTCTTGACATGCATAGCAGAAATACTATATACTAAACATTGACATACAAGTCATTTACTTTTAAAAGGAAATATCAATGAAGAAGTTTATCGTAGTGGCCGCTTTGAGCGCCGCAAGTACTGCCTTTGCTGGCGGGTTTGGTGCTGTTGAGTATAGCAGCCGTGATGGGGTAGATAGTACCGCAGATGCTCGCGCAACTAAAGTTACCATGGGCACAGACATTAACCAAATGTTCAAAGCTGATTTCAGCTTGCGTCAAAAGACTGACAACAGTAACAATCTCAGCGACACACGTTTAGAAGCCGGTCTAACAGCTACACAGCCAGTCGGTGCAACTGGTCTCAGCGTGTACGGTCGTGCAGGTGTTGGTGAGAAGTTCAAGACTGCAACTAACTACAGCTACTACAGTGTAGAGCCAGGCATCAAGTATGCTGTAACTCCATCGCTTTCAGTTAAAGCAGGTTACCGTTATCGTGCAGCAATGGACAGCGTCAATGCTGACACCACACGCACATATCGCCTGAGTGCAGAGCACGCTCTAAGTAAGAATTATTTCGTTGGCCTAGGCTACGACAGTGTTCGTGGTGACAGCGATTACAATGCTACTAATATCAGCGTTGGTTTCAAGTTCTAATCTAGAGATTAGCACATAAAAAGGAGCTTCGGCTCCTTTCTTTTTTGATATTGAAAAAATCTATTAGCTTCATAAAAAAATATTCACAAAAAAACTATTGATTGCCTATTTCAATAGGATATATAATATACACATACATTGACAAACAAGGAGACCCTATGTCACAAACTGTAAAAGGTACACGTACCGAAGAAAATCTAAAAGCAGCTTTCGCGGGCGAGTCACAGGCCAATCGCCGATATCTATATTTCGCAAACATGGCTGATGTGGCCGGAGACAACGATATCTCTGCACTGTTCCGTAGCACAGCCGAAGGTGAAACAGGCCATGCACATGGTCATATGGAATACCTGATCGATGGTGGTTCGGGAGATCCTGCCACAGGCATGGCAGCCAAAACCACAGCAGAAGCACTAGAATCAGCTATACATGGTGAAACACACGAATACACAGACATGTACCCAGGTATGGCTAAAACTGCTCGTGATGAAGGACTGGACGAAATCGCTGATTGGTTTGAGACCTTGGCCAAAGCAGAACGCAGTCATGCTAACCGTTTCACCAAAGCCCTGCAGGCACATAAAGCCAATCAATAACCTATGCTAGAGTGCTTGATTATTGGAGACAGCATCGCAGTTGGAACAGCACAGGCAAGGCCTGAGTGTGTGAGCTATGCCCGAGGAGGTTGGAACTCTCAGCAGTGGAACAGAGATTATCTTGCCAAAGTCAGCAAGAGTCCTGCCAAGACCGTGATTATCAGCCTAGGTGCTAATGATCATGCTGGTGTGAGAAGTATTTGGGAATTGCAGAACATGCGTAAAAATATTGCCGCTGATAGGGTATTTTGGATCGATCCTGGTCGTGATAGAAAACCTCTGGTACATGATGCTATAGTTATGTTGGCCAAAGAATACGGTGATACGATTTTGTCAAGACCAAAAGCACACATGAGCGCCGACGGCATACATCCCACAGGTCGCGGATATCGAGAGTTGGCTGAGAAAACCAAATGACCATAATGATATTTGCTACGGTTATTTAATGATATTAACTATGTGTTCTGTGGCGAATCTGTCATATAATAGTGATACATACTAGCACAATACAGTATGTAATTTATCAACAAAGGAGGATATTATGTGGACCACACCAACAGCAACTGACATGCGTTTTGGTTTTGAAATCACTATGTATGTTATGAATAGATAATTTTGTAACATTGAAAAAGCGGCGATAAGCCGCTTTTTCTTACCTATCTTATCTTTTCGGTATATATATTAGACAAGATAAGACTTACCTATTATTGTTTCTATTTTGGAATTTATATGCAAAAATATATTGTAGTTAGCCCTGGAAGATCAGCCAGCAATAGTCTGAAAGCTCATATTGAAAACTCATTAGATAAATTAGGCACACCGAGAATCGTAGAAAATTTAGAAATGCCTATGATATGGCCCGAAATTCAAGAACAGCCAGAACAGTGGACTGTGGTAATTTGTACGAGAAAAGACATGTTAGCGCAGGTATTGAGTTTCTACACAATAATGCTTACTAAACAAACCCATAAATTTAAAGATATCGCTCTAGAACCATTTGTTATTCCAAGAACATATTTCTTTACGTTTGCACATGGTATTTTATTTTTCCATGAAAGAATTTTTAATATCAAAGAATGGCCGAAATTTAAAAATATACATTGGTTAATCTACGAAGATATAATTACTGATTGGCACGGAACCGGACAGATCTTAGGATTCGATGATTGGGCATCTGATTCTGATAAGCATTACATTGGATACGGACCGGTCTGGGACAAAGTCATTAACAAAAAAGAAGTGTTAGATTGGGTACAAGAACTGCAAATCAATTATCGGTTCACTACAGAAAAGGAAAAATATAAATTATGACTAAAAGAATTTTGATAATGGGATTACCTGGTTCAGGGAAAACATATCTTGCCAAGCAACTAAAAAAATATTTAGAAAATAATTTTAAACCTATAAATGAAAATTCATTACGCCCCTTAAATGACTCGATGGTTACAGTGAGATGGCTAAATGCTGATGAAGTTCGCAGACAGTTCAATGACTGGGACTTCAGTTTAGATGGCCGGATTAGACAAAGCCAACGCATGAGAGATTTGGCAGACAAAGCCGATACTGATTATTGTATTGTGGATTTCGTGGCCCCATTGGTAGAAATGCGAAACAACTACAAAGCGGATTGGACTATTTGGATGGATACTATAGATAAAGGGCGTTTTGAAGACACAAATAAAATGTTTGTGCCACCCGAAGTTTATGACTTCCGCATTACAGAACAAAATAGTGAGAAGTGGGCAGAGTTTGTAGGCGAACATATTTTAGAAAATCGTCGAAGACCTGTGTTTAATTGGCGGCAAGAAACTGTTCAAATGCTAGGTAGATGGCAACCTTGGCATGCAGGCCATCGGGCGCTGTTTGAACGTGCTATAGCGAAAACAGGACAAGTTGTTATACAAATACGTGATTGCCAGGGCTGGCAAGGCACTAATCCTTTTGCTCTGGATCAGGTAATGCAATACATAAAAAGAGATCTAGACCCCATTTATCAAGGACAATATGAAATACAGGTTGTTCCTAATATCGTCAATATCACTTATGGTCGTGATGTTGGTTATAAAATCGAACAAGAAACATTTGATTTGTCAATCACTGATATTTCGGCAACAAAAATTCGAAAAGAAATGGGTCTTTAACAATCCTTTTTGATTTTATCCCACTTTGGTGGGATTTTTCTTGACTTTTTTTGTAGAGGTGTTAAACTCATAGAGTAGTTTAATTTTTTTGGAGATAAATTTTGAGTATGCACTTAGAAGGTCCGTGGTTATCTACCACGGGCAAGAAACGAGGCAAGAAAAAATTTGCATCGGCAGAACATGCTAGAAAAGCCCGTGAATTAGACGAATCTTGGAAAGATCTTCTGAGAAGGCAGGGTATAGAGCAGACAGAAGGCAAGCGAAAACGTGCTATGAGCAGCGAAGTCTGGAACCCCCCGCCTGCATCATATCGAGGTTCGAGTGCTGCCAAAATACCCAGCCTTCCATTTTCCGGAGGTGCTTGTACAATGCCTGCACCAAAAGTATATACTGGCACAATGGTCAAGGGTATCGCTACCATGCACAAGTCAAATGCGGTACCTGTGTTTTCAGACGAAGAAGCTGTGGATATATCCAAAATGCGTCGATAATCACCGGTTTTTGTATATGAATTCACGATATCGACTATATATTAAACGTTTCGCAAAGAAACTGAGATAGTAGATCCAAAGTATGCCAAAAGCTGAAACAGATCCGCGGGTCTTGGCCAATGAGAAACCCGTATTTTCGGGACGCCAAGGGTCGCCAAAGGCACATGAGTTATGAGATCATGCGTCCAATGGAGACAACTACACGAAAGTAGGGTTCTTTCAGAGCCTCGTGAAGTTAACTCCCTTAATGTAATGTGCAGAATATCGCACACCAAATGAAAGGAGGACTTATGGAAAAGTCAATTCGTACCATATCCTACATTGTAGGATTTATTCTAGTAGTTGTGTTGGTTCAAACTTTGACCTCGACTAAATTTGCAAATCTCAAAGAGAAAAATGGATTTTACAGTCGAGATGTAGTTTCAATTAAAACCCGAGAGCAACAATTGGATTGTCTAGCTATTAACATTTATCGAGAAGCAGGGTATGAGCCGTTCGAAGGTAAAGTAGCAGTGGCTCAGGTGACTCTTAACCGTGTTCAAGCTGGTGTATTTGGCAAGGATGTCTGCGGAGTCGTGTATCAAAAAAATGTTGTTATGGAAAGAGTCGTGTGCCAGTTCTCATGGTACTGCGATTCCACACACAAAAATCGTCCCATAAACAAGGAGGCCTACAATGAAAGCTATGAAGTCGCCAAGAAAGTTCTTTTGGAAGGATTTAGATTATCTGTTCTCAAAGATGCTTTGTATTATCATGCCACCTATGTTAACCCAAGATGGAATTTACCAAAAGTTGGACAAATAGGTCAACACATTTTTTATCGAGCAAAGGAAGCTAAACTATGATGACAGATATCAATCAACTGAAAGAATTCATTCAAACTAAAATTTCTGTGATTTCAGCAGAAACATTTGGATGGTTGGCAGCAATAGTATTGCATGCCTCAACGATACCCAGTCTGCTGGCAGTGATGGCAGGGCTCACAGACAGATTACCGGGTGTAGATTTGGTGCTGTTAGTTTGGACAGGTCTCACACTGCTATTTGTTAAAGCAGCTATCCAAAAAGACATGCTGAATATCGTGACCATCGGAGTGGGATTCATCGTACAGGCCGCGATGATGGCATTGATCTTCTTCAAGTAATTTGGTAAACACCGTGGTTGACTTTGATCAGCCATGGTGCTATACTTGTACTGTTTTAATTCACACACAGAAAGGTTTTTATGAAAAAAGCACTCGCAATTGGTTTGATAACAGCAGCCATTTCTGGTTGTTCGTCAATGAAGAGCATTGAGGATCGCAAGACCTATGCTCAACCCAGTTGGTACCAGAGTTGTGCTCAGGCCGGCACTGAAGGATTGTTTTGGTGGTCAAAAGAAATGGCTTATTCATGCGGTGCAGGTGAATCAATGCATGCACAGGCCGCTGAAGAACAGATGTATGCCATTGCGATGAATAACTTTGCCAAACGCATTAATTCAGAAGTGAATTCTGAAACACGAATTGAGTTCAAAGACGACAAGAAATCCACTTACACCAAGATCTCATATGTAGTACGCGATACTGCTATTCGTGAGCACCTACAGCGTGAAGTGGGACATTTCACTATGCAGGGTCGTCACTACACCTTTGTAAGGTTGAAAATGCCTAAGCCTGTATTTGATCAGTTGATTGCTGAAGCCAAAGAGCAGAAATTGGCACGCCAATGAAACTGATCATAGCTGTCACCGCAGTGGCTCTACTTGCAGGCTGTGGTTCTGTGCCAAAAACACAGGCACAGAAACCACAGTACTGTTACACTAATCAAACCATTGTCACACAAAATGGAGATCGGGTGAACAGTCGTACCACTGTGGAATGCTCAGACGATCAAGTCAAACGACTCACAGTGGCCAGAGTTGGAATAGGTTCTAACTGTGGATACTTTAATGGATGGATGAAGAAAGGTGGAACCGATGTTCAATACCGTGCGCTCAGTTGCCAGCTGCCTGATGGTAGTTGGGAAATTGTTGATACTCACGGCCAGTAGTTCGGCACTGGCCAATGATCTAGAGAATCCCAGATTCTTTAACTACAGTTCTGCCGCTTGGTCTAATAGATTGGCAGACCTTACTTTTGGTTGGTTCAAGACTCTGGATGATGAACAAAAGACCGCTTACAATCAGGCCATACATCATGCAGTGATGTATGCAGACAATGGTGAAGTAGTGCGTTGGTACAAGAAAGATGCCAGCGGTATGGCTATGACATCTGCTACATGGCCCAGCGGTGCAGGTTACTGCCGTAGATTGCACGTACAGGCCATTGCCTACAATGTAGAAAAAACCATGCGAGCCACTGCGTGTTTTAACGACGTAGATAATCGCTGGACATGGTCCAACTAAATACTAGTTCATGAGAATACATACAAGCGACAAATTCATTGCCTGGTCGGCCTTACTCAGCGGTTTAACTGTGTCTGCTGTGGCTATTTGGTACAGTGTAGCTGGACTAGTAGCTATATTCTCTGCGGCAGTTATCCCAATCATCGTGATGGGCGTGGCTCTAGAAATCAGCAAACTAGCAGGCACTGTTTGGCTCAAACAAAATTGGACTCGAGCACCGTATTTTATTCGAGCCTATCTGTTAGCCGCCATTGCCATTCTGATGTTGATTACATCAATGGGTATCTTTGGATTCTTATCAAAAGCCCACAGTGATCAAAGTCTGGTATCGGGTGATGTACAGAGCAGGATTGCTATCTACGATGAAAAGATTCGAACAGCAAAGGATAATATAGATGCGAACCGCAAGGCGCTTAGACAGATGGATGAAGCTGTGGACCAAGTTATGGGTCGAAGCAGTGATGAAAAAGGTGCGGATAAGGCTGTTGCGATCCGAAGAGCACAGCAAAAAGAACGCATCCGCCTTCAATCTGAGATTGCGTCCGAACAGAAAACTATTGCCACCCTTAGCCAAGAACGTGCGCCCATCGCGGCTGAAGTCAGAAAAGTTGAAGCAGAGGTTGGGCCAATAAAATACATTGCGGCATTTATCTACGGTGATAACCCGGATGCCAATGTATTAGAAAAAGCAGTTACTTGGGTGATAATTATCATCGTAGTGGTATTTGATCCGTTGGCTGTGATTTTACTATTAGCCAGCCAATACAGTTTCCAATGGTTCCGTAAACAAGAGGAGGAAGAGCCTAACCTCCCAGAAGAAAAGGTTGTATGGGAAGACATTGACCATACACGACTTTCATCTGACTCAGAGGAGGAAGAGACAGAAAGAATAGATCCCCCACATCTAATGGCCAGTCCATATTGGCCGTTTCCTGTGAGAACTGATCCTAATCAAATGGATTTATTCGAAAACATAAAATATCAAGACAAGGTCCAAGAAGCTTCGTATGTGAAAGATGATGCTGATACGGACAAAAAGAAGCCCATTGACGAATGGAACCAAATGATCGCCGAAGCAGAGCGAGCTGTAGCAGAAGAACGTGAACAAGAAGATCAAAAATTATTAGAATCTGCTCCTCAGAATGAAAAGCAGGCTATGACTGCCTGGAAACATGATCATCCTGACATGAGTCTTAAATTACAAAGACGCCTATTAGAAAAAGGAGTCATAGATCATCTACCATGGGAAGACTATCTCAAACCTCGGGCAGACTTTCAAGACGCAGTCTCAGAAGCTAAAAAATGGGCAGAAGAAAACCCCAACCTAGAAGAATCAGCCAAGGCCAAAGAATGGGCTGAAGAAAAGGCCGACCCAGATACGTCTGTGAGCTGGATGGAACACGACGAACAGGGTAATCAGATTAAAAAAATCAAAGAAACCTACACACAAAACGCCGAACAGAATGAGCGCACTCTTTGGCAGAGAATACAAGAAATCAAAAAATGACAGATAAAATCCTGGTAGTAACTGCTCCAGACGACATACTGCAGAGCGGTATTAGAATTGCACACATTAATCTCACTCAGCCACAGTCTCAGACAATTTCACAGGCACTGATGCAGAGCATACTGCCCCACACTATAATCAACTACGTGTGGAATCAGGGAGATTCTAAACTGTGGTTATTTGATAAGATTTCAAAGACAGATTTAATACTGTTTAATGCTGACTGCGATATAGAATCTTCAATGTTAATCGGTTGGATAAGTGCTGATCCGAGATCGTATTATTTTGGCGATCTTCGTGATTTAAACATCGTTAATGATCGTGTGCTATATAATAGTGATGACATTTTAAAATTACTGGAGAAGACTGCAAAACCACATGGCTAAAATCTACAACACATTCAAAGGCAACAGTGTTACTGTCAAAGAAAATGAGAATATAAATCAGGCTCTGCGCCGATTCAAAAAGAAAATAGATGAAGCAGGAACACTAGATACTCTACGTGCTAAAGAATTCTACGAAAAACCAACCACTGAACGCAAACGCAAAAAAGGTGCTGCCAAAGCACGTTGGCGTAAAAAACTCCGCGATCAACAACTTCCTCCTAAACTGTTTTAATCATTGACCTAGAGTCAGAAAGGTAGTATAATAACTGTATGCAAACAGATATTATGATAGACTTGGAAACACTTGACGTTCTCCCTTCAGCCACAATCCTTACCATCGGAGCAGTCAAATTTGATCCGTTCGGTGACGACGTGAACGAAAAGAAATGTGAGAAATTTTATGTCCGTGTTGATGTTGATAGTTGTGATCGTATCGGAGCCACAGTTTCACAGGCTACCTTAGATTGGTGGGCTTCGCAAAGTCAGAGTGCGCAAGACGAAGCCTTTGATCCCGCAAATAGAATCCCAGTAGAAGATGCAATAGCACAACTTTACAAATTTTGCTGGGGTGCTAAACGTGTATGGAGTCATGGTGCAGGATTTGACGTTACTATTCTAGAATGGTACTTCCGTAAAATCGGCAAAGCTATTCCTTGGCAGTTCTGGGAAGTTCGCGACACACGTACTATCTTTGACATAGGTATCAATCCCAATCGTCCTCCTGTGCTGAAACATCATGCCTTAGAAGACGCTTGGAATCAAGCAGTAGGAGTACAAAATGTCTATAAAGCTCTGCGTACCAGTACAATGAGCAACGGTAATTATATTGCACCATTTGCAAATCAAAGGTAATATATGGACAGTCAGACAAAAGAAGTAATGGACATTCTACAAGAAGAATGTGCAGAAGTAATTCAAGCAGTAAGCAAAATCAGCCGCTTCGGTTTGGATAATTTCAAGCCAGGTAAACCTAAAACTAACAGGCAACACTTGGAAGAAGAGCTAGGCGATATGATGGCTATGATCGATATTCTGCACAGCATGGATATTGTGTCATATACCAATATTGAGCGAGCCCAGGCTGCTAAAATCGAAAAACTTAAAAAATGGTCAAATATTCAGAATTTAGAGAATATCTGATATAAATAAAATTGTGAATTGTACCGTTAAGGGCAGTTCATAGAGCATAGTGCTCAAATAGATCTTACTTTAAAGGAGATAGAACATGTCTAAGATCATCGGTATTGACCTCGGCACCACCAACTCATGCGTGGCTGTTATCGAGAACGGAATTCCCAAAGTTATTGAAAACAACGAAGGTGCTAGAACTACACCTAGTATCGTGGCATATGCCAACGACGAAGTGTTAGTCGGTGCATCAGCCAAGCGTCAGGCAGTAACTAATCCAAAAAACACAATCTACGCCAGCAAGAGATTGATTGGTCGCAAGTTCAAAGAACAGGCCATACAAAAAGATCTTGACTTGATGCCATATGAAATCATGGAAGCCAGTAATGGTGATGCATGGGTACGAGCCGCAGGCAAAGAACTAGCACCCCCACAGATTTCCGCAGAAGTTCTGCGTAAAATGAAAAAGACCGCAGAAGATTATCTTGGAACCACAGTCACGCAGGCAGTGATCACTGTACCGGCCTATTTCAATGACAGCCAAAGACAAGCTACCAAGGATGCTGGCAAGATCGCTGGGCTAGAAGTTCTACGTATTATCAACGAACCTACCGCGGCTGCACTGAGCTATGGTGTAGACAAACAGGACAAGGCAGACAGAAAAATTGCTGTCTACGATCTAGGTGGTGGTACCTTTGATGTGTCTATAATCGAAATTGCTAACGTTGACGGAGAAAAGCAGATTGAAGTATTGAGTACCAATGGAGATACATTCTTAGGCGGTGAAGACTTTGATCAACGCATCATGGACTATTTGGTAGAAGAGTTCAAGAAAGATCAGGGTGTGGATCTGACTAAAGATATGTTGGCGTTACAGAGACTTAAAGAATCAGCAGAAAAAGCCAAGATTGAACTTTCAAGTTCTGCACAGACTGATGTGAATCTGCCTTATATCACTGCAGATGCCAGCGGTCCACGTCACATGAACATCAAGATCACTCGCAGCAAACTAGAAAGTTTGGTTGCTGAATTGATAACACGCTCTATAGAACCCTGCAAGACTGCTATGAAAGATGCAGGGGTCACTGCTGCTGACATAGATGAAGTTATCCTAGTGGGTGGAATGACACGTATGCCTAAGGTGCAAGAAGCTGTGGAAGCACTGTTTGGTAAAGCACCTCGCAGAGATGTGAACCCAGACGAAGCAGTGGCTGTAGGTGCTGCCATACAGGGTGCAGTGTTGGGTGGTGATCGTAAAGATGTATTGTTATTGGACGTGACTCCGTTGAGCCTTGGTATTGAAACACTGGGCGGTGTGATGACGAAAATCATACAGAAAAACACCACTATCCCTACCAAAGGACAACAGACATTCTCCACAGCAGACGACAATCAACCTGCAGTGACCATCAAGGTGTTCCAAGGTGAGCGTGAACTGGTGCAGCATAACAAATTGCTAGGTGAATTTAATCTAGAAGGTATCGCACCTGCTCGCAGAGGCCAGCCCCAGATCGAAGTCACATTTGATATTGATGCTAATGGTATCATGCATATCTCTGCCAAAGACAAAAGCACAGGCAAAGAAAATAAAATCACTATCAAATCCAACAGTGGGCTCAGCGATGCAGAAATACAGGCCATGATCAAAGATGCAGAACTCAATGCTGAAGCAGACAAGAAAGCTCGTGAATTGATCGATGTGAAAAATTCTGCAGAAGCACAGATCCATGAAGTGAAAAAAGATCTCGAAGAATTCCGCAGTGACCTCACTGATGCGGAAATTACAGAACTTGAAACTGTGATCAAAGAAGTAGAAGAAGCAGTCAAAGGTGATGACAAAGAAAAAATCACCGAAGCACTCAACAAAGTTTTCCCTGCAATGAAAACATTGCTGGAAAAAAGGCAGGCCAAAGATCAAGCACAAGCACAAGCTGATGCAGGATCGATGCCTGGCCAAGATGATGTAGTTGATGCTACCTTCACAGAGAAGAAAGCAGACTAATCATATAGGGGTACTTTCGAGGCCTCTAATTGTTCTTACTTTATAAGGAGACTATTATGAACAATCAATTAGCTAGAATAGACGCTCTAAGCAGAGCACTTGTGGGATTTGATACCATGTTTGATCAAATGGAACGCAGATTTGCCAACAGTGTATCAAACAACTATCCGCCACACAACATCATTAAACTAGACGAAAACGAATACGCCATTCAATTGGCAGTGACTGGTTTCGATAAGACCGAGATCTCAGTGACTGTTGAAAACAATGTGCTGATCGTCAAGGGTGAAAGCCAGACCACAGATTATGCGGCAGAGCAGTATCTGCATCGCAGCCTTGCAACTCGTGATTTTATCAAAGAATTTCCTTTGGCCGAACACATTGAAGTTGTGGGTGCGGAAACCAAGAATGGCATGCTGACTGTGAAGTTGATCAGAGACATTCCAGAATCAGCTAAACCCAAGGTCATTGACATTGTTGATGTGAAGTAGTATAATACAAGAGAGGGCAACCTCTCTTGTTAAATACAGATATAAACTAGGATTCGAAATGTCTACAGAAATCGAAGTAAAAGAAAAAACCTCAGTTCAATTAGCTCCCCCAGCTTTGTGGAAGGTGATATTTCTCAATGATGATCAAACACCCATGGAATTAGTTATAGAACTGCTCACAGGCATTTTCAAACACACAGAATCCAAAGCCAAAGACATCACTCTGGAGATACACGAAACTGGTAGCTGTGTAGTAGGCATATATCCTTTTGAAATCGCAGAACAAAAAGGTATTGAAGCCACTACCGTTGCAAGACAAAATGGTTCGCCATTGCGAATCACCGTGGAGCAGGAATGAGCCTAAGAGACATCACCAAAGACCTGCACACAGATGCAGAACGCTCAGAGTTTGCCAAGAAATTACTCAGCGGTAATATTGCTGTAGAAGATTATGCCAACTACCTATATCAGATGGTGTTGATCTATAATCCTATTGAGATGGGTAATAGATTGCAAGGTAATTTTGCTAACCTTCCTGACATAGAAAGAACCTGGGCTATCTATCAGGATTTCGTTGAACTAGCAGGCAAGGATCACAGTTACACATGGTTGCCTAGCACAGTGGCCTATCACCATTATCTTCTAGAACTGTTACACGATCCTGCCCGTAAGCATCTAATCAAAGCACATTTATACTGCCGACACATGGGCGATCTTTATGGTGGACAGATTTTGGCCAAACGTGTGCCGGGTCAGGGTAGATTTTATAAATTTAAAGATCCAGAACGACTCAAAGAACAGATTCGTGCAGAGCTCACAGACGATCTAGGAGATGAAGCTCGTGTGGCCTTTGAATGGGCCATAAAAATAATGCGAGATCTCAACAATGAGCCAAGTGTGGAACACGCTGATTGAAATTCAGCAGCTACTAGAAACTAAATTCAATCAAACCGGAGTAGAAGTTCATGAACCTGGCATGGAAAGGTTCAACCAACCTGGTTGGGTAAACCGTGTATGGCGCAGCGATCGATACCGCAGAGCTCACGTAGATGTAGTAGATGCCAGAGATACCAAAAGTTTGTGGATGATGCACTGCTGCATTTTTCCACACATTACAGATCCTAGCCCTATCTATGGATTTGATGTTATAGCAGGAAAAAACAAGATCACAGGCTGTTTTCACGATTACTCCAAAGCAGGGGATCCTCATCATCCTATGATGCAGTGGTTCGCAGACTATGTGAGCCAATTGGAATGGCGAAGAGTCCGAGAACTACCCGAGTGGGCTACCAACATTTTCAGCCCCAGCATGGTGGCAGCGGGTAATGTGCAAAATGAGGAAGAACTAGCTCAGATCATAGCCATGGCCAAGGACACCATAGAACACTATCTCAGCACGGTAGGAGAAACATTAGGTCAGGCTGAAAACACCACGGCAGCACAGAATTATTACGCACAGAATCAGAAGCAAAACCCGCATACACCGCGTGTAATGGTGAGTTTAGGGCTGAGTGAGGACGATGTGCAGCATTTTATACAGGATTGCCTGTTCCCAGAAATACGATAAATAATCGTATGAGAAAATATGAATTTATATCAGAAAAAATCAGTGCTAATGCGGCTAGTAATTCTGGAGATCCTAGTGCATTGTCAAATGTCAAACAAGCAATTATTACTAAAATTGATACAGTAACCGATATAGACGAACTGCATCAGATTTATTCTTATGTCCGTAAAATAGATATTGGTGGTGGTGTAGATACTATTCTACAAAAAGATGAAGATCTGCGACAAGTTCATACGGTTGTATCCAGAGCGATAATCGATGCCAAAGCACCCTACGAAGAAAAAGAAGGGTTTGCTATGGAACTGGCAACAAAAGGAATTATCAATATTAAAAAATTGTTATCCCCGGGTGTTTCACTAAATCTTGAATCTATAATTCAAACACAATTTCCTAATGTGTATCAACAAGTTGCTCCAGAGCTGATTGCCATTCAAGGACTATTTAAAACAGGTAAAACAAAAACACAAAAGGGTCCAGGCGAAATGTTTTTGGCTATCTGTAGTCCTAATATTATGTTAAGCAAAGATGCAGGTGATTTAGTAATAAATGGAAAATTAATCGAGGTGAAAGGCAATGGCGGAAGGATAAAAGGAGTCAGAGGATATGGAAACAGTTCCTCTACTCTAACCGCGGTAAAAACTGCGGCCGCAGCACTTCCCAAGAAACTCAAATTAAAAACAGCGATAACTGCACCATCGAATGTAAACGTTGGCAAAACTTCAGATTTTTGGACCAATTTCGGCCCATCACTAATCGCTGCAGGCGCACCGGCCGCCGGGGTAGTAAAATTTATTAGAACTTCTCTAAGCGGCATTATTAATTCAATCTATCTTGATGCTACTCCTGCAGAGCTTCAACAGCTAGTAGCACCTGTAAATAATAAAGGTATGGTTTTATTCGATTCATTTATTGCTGCACAAAAAAAGTATGCATTTGATTACTACAAATCACATGACGAATTCAAGGGCATACTGTTCATAAATACAGGTTCTGGAACCACTATCTATATCGAAACTGCTGAACAATTTGCACAATCGATGATCATACAAAAAATAGGACTTAATGGTGGTGCTCAAAATGGTATGCAGGTCAAGGTACCATAATCAATTATCCTTCAATCTAGATTAAACTCGCCACTTAATTCCCGCCTCCCCCCACGTAAATACTAACAGCAACTACCGGGAGCGAACCATGTGTAGGAAAGCCATAGTGTCAGCAGCACTGATCTTTGCATGTGCTCACGTACAGGCTGAGTTAGTGCATCAATTCCAAAGTCCAGCCTTTATTCCAGGCAATGGATATAGTTCACACGTACTAAGTATCTATCAACTAGAAGAAAATCGTAAGAAAGAAATAAAAGCTGAGGAATCAGCGGCATTACTCAAAGCAGAAACTGCCGCCAAGCAGACTAATTTATCAAAATTCCTAGTGAACGTAGAAGCACGTATCTACGCACAACTATCCAAACAACTAGCTGATCAGATGTTCACTGACAGTGGTGCCACTAGTGGCACAATGGATTTCCAAGGCACGAATATAAGTTGGGTCAAAACAGGAACAGATGTTACACTGACCATTATCGAAGCCAATGGCAGCCGCACTGAAATCACTGTACCTATAGCGAGCTTTGCATTCTAATGAAACGACTGATGTTATCATTCTTGATGGTCAGCACATTATCAGGCTGTGCTACCATACACATGGACACCGCCAAGGAAGAACCTGTGGCGCTGAAACCCCGAGAAAATCTGACCATAAAGATTCCATCGTTGGATGGACCACCTATCGCTATTGCTGTTTATGGCTTTCAAGACAAGACCGGCCAAATGAAGCCCAATGATAGATTGGCTGTGTTTTCAAAAGCCGTGACGCAGGGTGCCGAAGTGTTCCTAATCAAATCACTTCAAGACTCAAAGAATTGGTTTAAAGTAGTAGAGCGTGTGGGCCTAGACAACCTTATCAAAGAACGTCAATTGATTCGCAACCAACGAGAAGTCTACGAAGGCAAAGATGCCAAGGCCTTGAAACCAATGACGGTGGCTGGGGTGATGATAGAAGGTGGCATCATCGGCTACGACAGTAATATACGCAGTGGCGGTAATGGTGCTAGGTTTCTAGGCATTGGAGGCAGTCAACAGTATCGCGTAGACGAAATTGTTATCAGCCTAAGATTGATCAGTGTGAACAGTGGAGAAGTATTATTGACCAACGCTGTGAGCAAAACCATCTACAGTACACAGCATAACGTAGGTGTTCTACGGTTTGTAGATGCAGGAACCAAAGCATTAGAATTAGAAAATGGTCAGGCCTTGAATGAACCTACTACCTATGCAGTGCGTGTGGCCATTGAACAGGCGGTCTATGACATGATCGTGGAAGGTGAAAAGAAAGGTCTATGGAGATACAAGGTAGAAAAACCTGCGGTCATAGAAGAGAAAAAAGATCAAGCAGTTGTGCCACAGGCCCCGATCTCTCCGCAACCACCTATTACTGTTGAGCCTGTGAAACAAGAAAATAAAGATCCAGAACAAAAAGTTGAGACTGCGATTGAAAAAATCTCAAGAGTAGTTCCTGTACAACCTCCGCAGATTCCAGTAATAGAGAAAAAAGCAGATGTTGAGGAAAAAGTAGATCAACCAACGGGTGTGATTACCCAACCAGATAGTGGTAAAACTAGTACACCATTATGGAGTCCTAGATATCTAAAACAAGATTCGTTTGTGTATAAAGAACCCGATGAAAAAAGCCAACGTACTTGGCAGTTGAAAAAAGGAACAGAATTTAATATCATTTCTCCAGGACCGGAGGGATGGCATTATGTAACGGACGCGGAGAAGCGTAAAGGGTATGTGCGAACTGACGTGCTTTCAGAACACAAACCATAATGAGTCAAGCATTGGAGACAATTTAACAACACTAAAAATATGGATGCATTATAAACCTTAACTTGCATCTGGAGCGAATATAATGAAAAAAAGAATCACAGGCGGTGGCGGGTTGTCGAGAAAATTACTTGCAAGTCTAATGATGGCTGGAACGCTGTCATCGGGAGCGTGGGCCAACGATGTTTATGTTGAACAAATTGGTGACAATTCAACGGTTTCTATCACCCAAACAGGTGCTGGTAATCTAGTGAACGGTAATGTTGATGGTACAGGTAATACAGACGACGCCGCTATAATTAGGGGTGACCTCAATGATGTAACCATAAATCAAATTGGTGCCAGTAACACCGTAAAGATGATAATCAACAACGAATCTAACGGCACTGGTTCAACAGTAGTGATATCCGCAGACGGCAGCAACAACAATCAAACTGTTGGTTGCGGCACAGCATTGAGTTCGACATGTAATGCAAGCATTATTAGATCGGAAATTATCGGTAACAATAACAATACAGTTCAAACCCTCAGTGGCGGTGTGGTACAGAGTAAGATTGCTATCACCGGTAATTACAACAATGTGACGCATACTGCAAGTGGCGCAGGGTCACACAACGGTGAGATCACTGTTACTGGCAGCGGTACTATCAGTATTGCTAATGCAGTGACACTAACACAAAGTGGAGCGATGACTAAAAATGCGGTTATTACCAGCAACGGTTCTAATAACAACGTTATCGTTACTCAGTCCGATTAACAGTTGGGCTACTGTTGGTAAAGTTACTGAACAGACCGGACCGACTGAGATAATAAGAGACAAGAAGAGCATATCTTCTAGCCTTAACACGGCCGTGAAAATGAATGATGCGGTCAGCACAGCCAAGGCCCGGGCAGAGCTGACCTTTGAGGACGCGACCAAAGTAAAACTCACAGAGCATTCAAAAATGATCATAGATGATTTTGTCTACGATCCCAAGAAAGGTTCTGGCAAATTGGCCATCAACATGGCCTTGGGCACAGCTAGGTATGCCAGTGGACAAATCGCCAAAAATAATCCTCAGCAGGTGGCAATTAAAACTCCTACGGCTACCATCGCTGTTCGAGGTACAGACTTTTCTATGACCGTAGATGAACTAGGGCGCAGCTTGGTCATGCTGCTGCCCAGTTGTGATGCCCGAGGAGGTTGTGTTACTGGAGTAATCGAAGTCAGTAGCCTAGCAGGGGTAGTGGTGTTAGATGTGCCGTTCCAGGCCACGCTGGTAAACAGCGCCTATCAACGTCCTAGCGACCCTGTGGTAATTAAAATTGATCAGGCTAATATCAACAACATGCTGATCATAAGTAAACCACAAGAAATACAAGAAGATGTTCGAGCAGGAATAAACAAGAAAGAAAAAGGATTATTAGATTTCAATTTACTAGATATAGACCTGTTAAAATATAATGCACTAGAAGAAAACAAATTAGATGACAACAAGGCCTTGGATCGAAACGACCTTAACACTGACCTATTGGCCTACAACGCATTGAACGAATTAGACAGACAGAACGCATCATTGCTCAACGATGAACTAGACATACCAGTGTTGCCGGGGTATGCATCTAACAAGTCATTGGGCCTGTTATATTATTTCAATGACGATCAAAGCAAAGTCACATTGTACAAAGCTGGAACACACAACGCCACTGCCACATTTGATACCACAAAGAATGTTACCTTTACTCTGATACAAGACGGCCAGACCATAATACAAAATGTCAATAAAGGAAGTACCAGCACAATAATCGTTACACAGAATTAACTCAGCATTTTTATTTCAGTGATACCGCTGTAAATAATTATATCCAACACCTATAACAATAATAAAGTTGGGGAGCGAAAATGAAAAAACAATTAATTGCAACAATAGTTGCCGCTATGCTATCAGCGTCGGCATTGGCAGGAAATGAAATATTAGTAAATGAATTTATAAAAGCAGGAGTGAATGAGTCCACAGGTACGCTGGGAAGTGGAGGAAACACCAATCCAGGACTACAGTACGATAACACTGGTACTGGAACATTTAACTCTGCATACGATTATCTAACACCAGGTTCGCCCTATGAGGGTTGGGCTGTTCGTATAGATAACGCAGACGGAACGAAGTTCAAGTTATACGGTAACAACAATGCTGGATTCCAAATGGACGGTAACATTCCTGTAACTGGAGCATGGGTTGGCACACCTACTGCGGCATCTGCGATATGGGCAGGTACCGCAACAGAATTCGGTATTAGACATACCTACAGTTTGCCATCAGCACAGCGTTATTTAGACATCACCACACGTATTGAGGCTACCGCCGCAATGCCGCATTTGTACTTTGGTCGTTACATTGATCCAGATGCTGTGGCAGCACCTGGCGACAGTTCAGCAACTGACAACGTTCGTGGCTACGGTATTATTCCAAAGACCAACGTTGTATTCTCAGAAGCAACTGTGAGTCGTTATGCTCTTGGTTTATACTCAGCACAAGTTGGAACTGTTAATACAAGTATACAAGGTTGGACAAGTGATCCAAAGAACTACTACCTAAATACAAACGGTCGTGCTGATGTTAGCAACGGTGATGACACTATAGGTATTGCATTCTATGCAGCCAATGTTGCAGTAGGCGATATCCTAACATACAACTATGCTTACATCTTTGGACCAAGTGCGTTTACTGCGGCCAACTATGCTATAACAGGTGGGGCTGGCGGCGGCACAGCAGGTACAAGTAGTTTTGGTACACTGGTAGACGTTGGCAGTGCCACTGATGCGGGATCAGGTACTACCACGACTCCAACTATCACTGGTACATCAACTGCGACCATTACTGTGAGTGATACCACTGTGGTGAACACAAGCCTTCCAGTCATCACTGCTAGCCTTGCTCACCACGACGCCAGCGAAGCCAGTGGTAAGCAGACTATTGCTCGCGAGACCACAACCAATGTGACCACGCCATATACACGTTCTGTTGTCACGCTGGTTAGAACCACCAATACATGGAGTGATGGTACGACTACAACATCCGACAGCGCCACTACAACTAGCGATACGCTGATCAACGATGTGACCACTACTGTAGCCAATGATTCATTCAGCGGTCGTGTCGACCAAATGTCGTATCTATCTAATTTGAATCAACAATTAGATCGTGGCCTAAACATGGATGCTTTCCGTCAAGACGGTTACACAGATCAAGATAAAAAAGTCACGGTATATGTGAATGCCAGTGGTGCGAGATCAAACATAGATAATGGTTACAACGCTAAGAGTCAAATCTATGGCCTAGGTGTCGAAAAAGAAATCAACCCAAACTGGAGATTAGGTGCTCAATACAATCGTGTGAATACTACCATGGACGGCACAGATTCTAAAACAGCACAAGACAAAAATCACGTTGGTATGTTCTCTGTGTATACAGCAGAAAATGATGTTAAGATTGTCAACAACTTAGGTTACTCTAATAATGCAGTCAAAGGCAATCGCACCATAGAAAATGTTTTTAATAACAGTCATAGTACCAACGGCGAAAATGTTTGGTTGAACAACAGGATCTATGCTCCAGAGACCAATGGATTACGTCCATACGCCGGTGTAACTGTTGGACGTTCAACTATAGGCGGCTACACAGAAGCAGGTGATATTCAGAGTGCTAGAACTGTGGCTAAAATCGTAGACAACTACACATACGGTGAAGCCGGTGTACGTTATGAAAAAGCCATCAACAAGTTTCGTTTAATCGGTGACGTCGGCACAACAACAGATTCCGTAACCACAGGTTCAGCCACAGTTGCGTATTCTCCAACAAAAATCGGCACTATTGCGTTAACAGCAGCGACACAACAAGGTAATAATATCAATACTAACACAATTTCACTTAACGGCATAATTAGATTCTAATAATAACAATAGGGCATAGCCCACCTACAAAGTCCGCTGCGGCGGACTTTTTTATTAAATATAGTTTTAAGGAGTAAGCCATGCGTATATTAGCATTGGCGTTCCTATTCTGCCTAATTAGCTCTATAGCCGACGCCCAGGAATCAGTACCAGCATTCACAGATACTGTAATGAAGGATACTTCGTTAATTGCGTTAGGTCAGCAGGTATGGGACAGTCAGTGTCGACATTGCCACGGCAACAGTGCGTATCCCGGCAAGGCGCCCAAACTCAAATCTTCCAGTTACCAACCTGACTTTGTCTACGATCGAGTGACCAATGGATTTCGCAAAATGCCTGCTTGGCGAGATATCTTTAACGAAAGGCAGCGTGTTGGTGTAACTGTATACATAATGAGTTCTGAATTTTCACCTTGAAATTTCAAATATATTCTGGTAAATATATGTTTAAGGAGCCGGTAATGCGTTCACTGCTACTGGCGTTCCTCGTCTGCTCATCCAGCCTAGTTAACGCCCAATTTCAATACGATTATCCATTGTTGTGCGACCGCACTGCAAAGATCATACAAAGTCTAGGAGACAACTGGAAAGAAACGCTGACTTGGAGTGGAAAACACACCAGTGACAACAGTGTTTATAGTCTGTGGGTCAATGAAAAAGAAGGAACATGGACATTATTAAAGATGACATCAGAAGTTTCATGTATACTTGGAACGGGCGAGGAATCTAAAATTACACTAGGTACACCTATATAAACTAACCAAGGAACACAATGACTGACGACGATTTCAAAAGACATTTACACCGCCAACTAGAAGAAGATAAGAAAAACCACGGACAACTGACCAATAGAATATTTGCCAAAGCTAGAACAAAACCCGCAAATAAATACAGTCATGAGAAATCAACTAAAAAAAATCCTTACTAATCCGTGGACAGCACTGCTGACATTGGCACTTATTATAAGTATAAGAATCGCTGATCCTGTCTTTGTAGAGAGCATAAGACTACGCTACTTTGATACACTGATCACTGCCAAAGAAATCACAGACAACAACATCTATACGGTCAACATAGATGAAAGTGCTTTGGACAAATATGGGCAATGGCCATTACCGAGAGAAGAGTATGCGAAAATTATTAAAGATCTCTATGATCGCGGCGCTGGCCTTGTTGTGCTTAACATTATCATGGCTGAGCCTGATCGTACTGGTGGTGGTGATGTTCTCGCAAATGCTCTAAAAAAGTATCCTGTGATACTAGGGTCAGTGCCTAGTGGAAAAACCAAAAACACGCCACGCAAGCCGGGTAGTGCAGTTATAGGACCTGAGTGGCAGGATCAAATTGTGCAGTATCCTGGATTAATTGCCAATATATCGAAATTAGAAAACAGCGCAGCGGGCATAGGTATTGTTTCAACCCTGCCAGAAGTTGATGGAGTGAATCGGCGCATACCATTAGTGGTCAGTGTCAACGATAATTTGTATCCCAGTCTAAGTTTAGAAACTCTACGTGCTGCTGCAGGCGATTCTACCTTCCAGATCAAACTAAACGAATACGGTGTTGAGAAAATGCGTATTCCAAAGTTTGGTCCTATCAGCACAGATCCATTAGGACGTATATGGATTGACTGGAGTCAGCAGAATAAATCAGTGAGTATAACTAACTTGCCTAAAGACTTTGGAGGAGCTGTCGTTATAGTAGGTCCGACAGCCGCAGGAATCAGTAATCCCTTGCCAACCAGCATAGGCGCAGTGTTCCCGCATGATGTACAGGCCAGTGTGATTGCCACTATGGCAAATGGAGTGGTTATAGAAAGACCCGACTATGCAGACGGCGTAGAAATTATTGCAATTCTAGCTGCGGGATTATTATTATTGTTTTTAACGAGGTGGGTATATGCGGGACTTGCGAGTGTTATCATTATATGTATTGGCGTGGTCTTTGGCAGTCACTACGCTTTCTCTAATTTTCTATTCTTATTTGATGCTACTGCCATTCTTGTTGGCACAGTCTTGGTCGCTTTGCATGCCTATGGTGTCAAGTTTGTAAGCGAGTTCTTACAGAAGCAGGCCATTAAGAAACAGTTTGAGGGATATGCCAGTCCCACAGTGGTCAAACTCTTGCAGGAAAATCCAGACATTATCAAGAACGGAACCAAGCGTGAAGTATCTATAGTGTTTTCCGACCTACGTGGCTTTACCCCTCTCGGTGAAAGTTTTGGAGATGATGTCAAAGGACTAACAGCAGTGATGAATGGTTACATGGATGCCATCACTCAGCCTGTGTTAGATGCTGATGGTATGATCATCAAATATATTGGTGATGCCAGCATGCACATCCATAACGCACCTATAGATGATCCTCACCACGCCAAGACCGCAGTGGCCACTGGACTCAAGATGTTGAAGGCTGTAAAAGAATTCAGCATCAAGTTAGAAGCCACAGGACGTCCAGGAGTCAAAATGGGCGCAGGTATCAATACTGGTCTAGGTTATATAGGAGAGATGGGATCAACTCGACGCCATTCGTATGATGTCTTAGGTGATGCAGTTTCCACAGCCGCACGTATTGAAAGCAAATGCAAAGAATACGGGTGTGTGCTATTAGTCGGCGGTGCCACAGTAGAACAGTGTGGTGATGATTTCTTCTTCCTAAAAGTAGATGACCTAGCAGTCAAGGGCAAGACAGTAGGGGTAGCTATTTACACAGTGTTGGACGATGTCGCTGCTGACTATCACGTGTCTAAGAAAATACACAATGCCATGCATGGTGCATACAGATCACAGAATTTCAGCACAGCGATTAGCATGTGCAAACAGCTGAGAGATCAATTCGACGGTAGATTAACTGGCTATTATGATATGTGGATAGAGCGATGTGAGTTCCAATTGACACAGAAATTACCTGCAGATTGGAATGGTGTTTTTATAGCTACCAGCAAATAGATTGTTACTTCTTTGGCTCCTCAGATTTATCAGAGCCGACTAATGCATCTTTGAACTTGGCATTGGCTTCTTCTTCAGTTTTCTGTTGCTCTATCACACGCTCTGATTCGATGATCTTACCACGCAGATGTAGAACTGTATTGACCTTTTGATTCAATCTGATCAAATCGTTGTCTAACATGCGTATTCTGTCAATCAGTGCTATCAGCACTGTGTTGGCTTCGTTTAGAACGGGTTTGACTTCTTTGGTGGCCCAAGTCCATACATAGAAAATCATGTAGCCCATACCACCGGCGGCCACGATAGGAAACCCGTATTTGTTAATCAGCGATACCACGTCCATTTGTCATCTCCTTGTCGTTCCAAACTTCACCCCAGGGGTTCCATATTTTCTTTGATTTTATTTTTGGTTCTTTATAGTACCAAACTGCCACAGAGATCAATACTAGGCATTCTAACAAATAGAACACCATGAATGCTTCAAACATCATCCCACCAACGGTCTAATCGCACTGACCACGGGCTGATAGGCCCATTCAAATCCTACTAATACTCCAACGATGAATCCAATTACAGCACCTATCAATGATGATTTAAATAGATCTCTTCCATGGTAAATGGGCTGTGACTCTAGATAAGTTTTCGTATTCTCAGGTAAATTGTCATACCATTGTTGATATTTGCTCATTTCGCTCTCCGTCTTTGATAAATTTTACTAAAGGATCTACTTTTTTAAGATAGCAGCGACCATTGACATTTACCAATTGAAAATAATCCCCGTCTCGCCAACCTAGCTTATCAGCATTAAATTCTTCATCTAATATAATACCGCTAGGGGAACAGTCCCAAGAATAATCAATGTATAACATCAATCTCTCCTTGCATCGTTCTTGCCATCTGCACGAGCTATACGTTCTACATCTGGACGAAGACCCAAGGCATTAGACACTACAGCATCTATGCGTATAACATCGTGATTCATGGTTTTAACGCGGTTATCTAGGGCTGTGATTATGCCGCTCAAACCTTTTACTGAACTCATAACAGAGCCTAATACCAATTTGAGGGTTAGAAATACAAAGTATCCGCCTGCCAGCGCCGCAGCGATTGGAAATCCTAGTTCTGCTACTAATTTAAAAAATTCGCCCATCGATTCGCTCCCGGGTTTTATACGTGTATTTAACCGATTGACAAAATAAATAACTGATGCTATAATATACACATATTAAGCAAGAGAGACTTTAATGAAAATCCAAATTGTATCCGATCTACATCTAGAGTTTTCGGACATACTGATCAAAAATACCAATAACGCCGATGTATTGATACTCGGAGGTGACATCATGTTGGCTGAGAAAGTTCTCAAGCCTGAAAGTGAATTAGGCATCCGTTTCAGAGATTTCTTGAAACGTTGCAGTTTCCAATTTCCGCATGTGATCTATATCGCTGGCAATCATGAGTTCTATGGCGGCTATTGGTCTAAGAGTCTTGAACAACTGCGCATGGCCTGTGGTGTCCACGACAACATCTATTTCCTTGAACGTGATACCAAAATCATCGACGATGTGGTGTTTGTAGGCGGGACGCTTTGGACAGACATGAATAGACATGATCCATTAACTCTGCACGGTGTCCGTGACATGATGAACGATTTTAGATCTATCACTGATGACACCTTGGGCTATATCAAACTCAAGCCTGCCACCACTGCAGAGCGTCATAGACAGACTAGGCAGTATATCGAGTTGATTGTCAAAGAACACGCAGACAAGCGGGTAGTGGTAGTAGGGCATCACACGCCTAGCTATCAGAGCTGTCACGAGCAGTATCGCAGTGACTATATCATGAACGGTGCCTATCACAGTGATCTTTCCGGAATTATGTTAGATCATCCACAGATCAAACTGTGGACACATGGTCATACACATCATTGTTTTGATTATGTCATAGGTGAGACCAGAGTGGTGTGTAATCCGCGTGGTTATCACCAAGCCAGCGGATGGAGTGAAGACACTGGATGGGATCCAGAGAAAGTAGTTGAAGTATGAACATAACTGTTTACAGTCGGAACCGCCTGTACGAAACATTCTCTAAGTGGGATGTTCCTCGCGACTTTGCAGACCCCATGGCTAATTATTTGGTCTACGGATACAGTCCTGGCCACTTCTTTACTTCTGTTTTAGCCAATGACTTCCATGGTGCTATGGCTCACAGTCATCCTGTTAACACCATAGAAGCATTGAAAAATCTAAGTGGATGGATTTCAGACTGCATGCCTCGTGAAGCTCACGGCAGTTACGATTTTGTCAGCAATTGGTGCTACCTACCTCCACAAGCTCGTAGGCTTGTGCTCGAAAAGACTAATTTGATCTACACTGAACAAGAAGAAGTGATGTTGGCTCTTCGAGATGAATCTACAGTTGAACCTGTGCTGTTTTGAAAGAGATGAAGATATGATGTCAGAACACCAAAGACTTATGGCTCTGCTCAAAGGACCTGATTGGTATGCTCATGAATCAGGAAAAGATCTACTTGCGGTACTAAATCAAGGTAAAAGAAAAAGATACAAGTCTATGAATTCCACAGCAGACAAACATATATTGACCATCATGAATCTGTTTGATAAAGAACCTGCAGTAAGGATCCTCAAGACTTGGTTAAGTACCTACAAGTTACCGTTGGATCCAAATAGGCTAAAAACGTTTGATCAGTTCCATGAACAGTTTGGCAAATTTATCATCAACAACACAACGATAATTGAAAGTTATTGAAAGCAGCAGTATGAAAAAAATCTATTACGAAAAAGTTGGACGCAGGTATGTGCCTGTGTCAGAATACGACGGCGACTTTATGGACAGCTACACCCACGGTACACATTTGCTCATGGTGTATCCTGGTGGCCAAAGTCGCCGGTACAACATTGACCCAGCATATGCTCCTATGATTGCCGCTGGCCGTGTTGCTGAAGATGCTGTATGTCGAGCTATTAGCAAGGCCAGTGAAATGCGACCACAGCGTACTCCAATTACTCCTAGCCAAAAAAAGGCCTGGGAAAAGTTGGCTAAAGAATTGGGCGATGAGCTGGCCACTCTTAACGGATTGTGTATTCGTGATTGTGCTGAGGCCGGCATTCAAGCCATGCAGGAAGAAGCAGACAAACTTATGAAACATGAGAGTGTTCGTAAATCATATGAACATTTTTTATTAATGTGTGAACTTACAAAGGAGACAGAGCAATGATAGCAGAACAAATGGCCATTTGGTTGGTAGGAAGTATTTTATTTGCTTTGGGCAGTATAGTGCTGATTTTCGGATTGATATTGATCAACAATCTCTTGCACAAATATTGGAAACCAGTGACCATAGTGTTTTTTAGAAATGAAAGCATTTATCCAAAAATACGTTATAGCGTTCCAGAAGATTTTGAATACAAAGAGCCCAACTTTGAGCAACAAAAAGACATTGACAACACGAAGAATTAGTGTTACAATAGCACATTAAATGAAAGGATTATCATGATTACTCTTAAAGAATGGATGGAATTGGTAGACTATCGCATCACTGAGGGCAGTGAATACTGTTGGCAATGCTATGGTCCTGATGCTTACACCCTAGATAGTTGGAATGGTGATCAGAATGGACATAGTTTTTGCATCATTTTTGATAATAAAACACAGGTAGTCTATGAAGTCCAGGCTCACGATTATGTGCATAATCGTGCCTATAGATTAATCAATCCTGACTTCCAAAGTGACCACTCCGATGAAAGTGAAGAGCGTGGAATCAGTGTCAATAATGCCTGGGATGATGTCAAGTACATTGATCTAGATGTAGATGATGATTTCTTCCAAAAAGCTCTGGCCATTCGTGAAGGTGAAGACTACGATACTCGAGTGCAGATACAAGTAGAATTCGACGATGCAGAATTGTTAGAATATATGAAGATCGCACACGATCGTGATATCACTTTCAATCAATTGGTTGAGATCGCGCTACAAGAAGCCATCGACCAACATCGCATGTTAAATGACATTGATTTTTCTGTAGAAAAGAAAAAGAAAAAGAAAAAGAAAGGCCGTTAATGGTTGAAACTCAAAAGTTTTTGGAAGATCTAAAAACTGGCATAAGACACATAGTAATTAATGACTGCTATGGCGGCTTTGGTCTCAGTGCTCGTGCCTGCGAGGAATACAAAAAACTCGCAGGCATCACAGATCCCGGTTGGTATGATCGAGAGGTAGCTCGTGACGATCCTTATCTAGTCAAGGTGGTCAAAGAACTAGGCTCTGAAGCCAGCGGTGGCCATGCCAAGCTGAAGATCGTAGAAATACCCGGAGATGTGTCGTGGCACATCGGCGAGTATGACGGTGTGGAGTGGGTAGCCGAGGATCACCGCACATGGAAATAACTCGCGTTAGTTTTGGCAAAGATAGATATCACCAACAGGGTGAGATGATAGCATGGTGTGAATCTCGTTTCAAGAATGGTGGTTGGCGTGCCATGACCGAAAATTCCAAGGCGGAATGGGCGGTGGATTCAATGTTTGGCAACACACATTTCTTTTTCAGGAATCCCAAAGACCTAGTAATATTTTCTCTAAGATGGACCTAGCACAGATACTGGCCACCCGTAGTCGTGCCGTGTTTAGCTATCGGATAAATTTCCAAAACATAGGCTATGCTAACATAGATAAAATGAAAGAATGGTGTGAAACAAACTGTGAAGGCATTTGGCGGCAAGAAACACATTACGCCTTGTATTGGCAGTTTGAACAGGAACGTGATGCCATGCTGTTCATGCTGCGTTGGGGGTCAGCAGAAGGTAATAGTGTGAAATGAATAGCGTGGCCTTTCAGAGATTGTGGAACGATCTACACGCTCGTCCTGTGGAGGATCTCAAACTCACAGAAGGCACAGCCTACGGCTGTCAATACTACTGTGTAGAACCCATAGGAGGAGTTTGGCTGGAAATGGAAGCGTGGTGCATCAATGCCTTTGATTCAACCCAGGGATCTATCTGGGGAGAGAATCCTCCGCCCGAGCCCGCACAGCGTTGGTACATGAACAATCGCAAGTTTTGGTTTCGTGATGATGCAGATCGACTTATGTTTGTGATGAAATGGCGCTAATGTATGAATAATCTAGAAAAACAAATCATAGACGAACTTGGCACACGGATGCAGAGTGAGATAGATAGAGAAATACTTTGGGGTATGCTGAAATCACTAGGGTGGCGCAGAGTGAATTTAGATAGATTCACTGATAACACTCATGCCGTGGATATCACACATTGGTTAGCAGAACACTGTAATCATGCCTTTGAAAGAAGGGGTGCAGACTTTATCTTTGAATCTGAAATAGACGCTGTCAATTTTGCTCTGAGATGGCAATAGCAAAAACAAAAGGCTATCAATTTGAGCCTGCTCGAGATTACTTAGGTCGCAGGCCTAGACTAGATACATATAGGTATATGATAATCGACGATCGAGTAGAGGAAGTCAGAGAAGTAGTGGTACATACATTCACCATGGGGGATGTTGAGGATCCAGACCTGTATGCTGCAGAACCGTTATGGAAATGGCAGCAAAGTGAAGAAGGTGCGTGGATCATGTCTAACGCAGTGGAAACTCCCAGCTGGTATAGAATTCCAGATGTAATGCAGTATGGCTACCGGTATGAGATTCGAGCCAAACTTTCTGGTGCTAGACTCACTGAATATATGTTGAGGCATGGAAAGTGATAGACCCCGATCCTACAGCAACCATACTCAAGGCCCAGAGAGCAGAAGAGCATCTCAAAGTAGATGATAGACTAATGGCCTTGTTAAACTCCTATCACGCTATTGTGCTCAAGGACGATGACTTTTCAGAAAAACTAACATGGTGTCTGGAAAATTGCCAAAACAAATTCCGGGACCTCAGCGATCCAAATGGGCGAGCTTGGTATTTTCAAAATGAACAGGATGCCATGCTGTTTGCGATGAGGTGGTCATGATAATACTTGACAGTTGACCTAGATGATGTTATAATGGTATTTTGTTGAGAAAGTGTTATATGAACGAACGAATTAAAGAAATTGAAAAACAATGTTGGGTATCTAGTCAGTCTGAGCCTTACGCCCTGTTCAGTTCAACAAAGTTCGCCGAGTTGATTGTTCGGGAATGTATGTCTAATTTATATCTACATGGGTATGACGATGCTAGGGCACAGATTAAACAGCATTTTGGAGTTGAAGAATGAACGAACGAATTAAGACCCTAGCCAAAGTCGCTGGCTACGATGAAATTAACAAAGCCGCAATGAAGTTGATAGGGTTTGACCTAGAAAAGTTCGCCGAGTTGATTGTCAAGGAATGTGTTGAAGTGTGTCATAAGATGGCAGAGGATTCTGATAGTTATGTGGTTCACGATGGTGATACTTGTGCTGAACAGATTAAAAAACATTTCGGAGTTGAAGAATGAAGATAGGATTTAGTTTTGGTCGATGTATCCGTGATATAGTAAATGGGGACGTCAGCATAGACGATGTGGCATTTTTAATCACTGCGACAAACATCAAAGATCTAGATCATCTGGATAATGTAATAAGTGTCTATATGACAGAGCCCGGGTATCTCCTAGGACTAGACCACGACAGTTGCAAAGAAGTCGCACATCTGCTTTGGAGTTCTAACAGAGTATTGCAGCCAAGAGCACAGGGCATGCACAGACACGCACAGCCAGAAAATTCAGTTTGGGTAGATATGTTTCCTACCCAACTCAGCGAAAATCAGTCAGTCAAAACGGCCTGGGATAACTATAGATTTATGCTACATATGACTGAGAACATCGACAGTGAGGCACTAGAAACATTTAGATAAGGAACTGCTATGGTGAAACAGGGATCAAAGTGGGCAGGCAGCGACGGCAAAGTATTTGTGGTGATTAGCACCACTAATATAGACGGCAAAGATTGGGTATATTATCGAGCAGAAAAACCCCAAGATCACATGCCCAATGAATTCAGCTGTTATGAAGAAAGTTTTTTGACACGATTTCGAGAACAGCCAGAATGATAAGCCTACAGCTCAATCTCAGGATACCTGGCAGTGATAGATTTGAAAATATCAGATGTTGGCACGGATCTACTGTCTTTAGGAATAAATTTTGGGAACTGCAGATCTACAAGGGTGCAGACATAGTAGATATTTTTATCAGATTCACTCATAAACAGAGCCATGCAGGGCTGCACATGGGTATTGGACTAGTGGGCTATAATGTAGAATTCCAAGTCTATGATCGCAGGCATTGGAATTCAGATTCCAAAAATTGGCATATTTGACTATAATATACGCAGTTAATCATGCTATAATATATTAAGGATAAGTAAAGCATACGCATGGAGCAGAAAGTGAAACGATCAGAATATTTCAATGCTGAGGATCAGATTGATCTCAAACTACTGGAATCCAGTACCTTTTTCCTCAACGGTGAGATCAACGAGGATTCTGTGGGCGAATGTGTGCGCTGGTTGATCTATGAAAATCTCGATGTAGCCAAAGAAAAAACTCTGACTCTGTACATCAACTCCGCCGGAGGAGATCTTTATCAGGCATTTGCCTTGATAGATGTCATGCAAGCCAGTCCCCATAAACTACGCTGTGTGGGCATAGGTGCTGTGATGAGCGCAGCATTTCTGATCTTTGCATCAGGCACCCACGGTGAAAGATACGCTGCCAAGAACACCAGTTTCATGTGCCACCAATTTTCAGAAAGCATGGACAATAAATATCACGATCTCAAAGCCACCATGCGAGAAAATGACAGCTGCAATGAACGCATGGTATCTATTTTGAAAACAGCCACTGGACTGGCACCATCAGTGATCAAGAAAAAATTGTTGCCAGCCTCAGATGTCTATCTTACCGCAGAAGAAACTGTGGAAATCGGCGTAGCGGATCATTTAATGCTATGAACAACGTTTACACATTTGATCCCAAGGGCAAAGAAGATGAAGAGCGCAAGCAATCACTGCTCGAAGTGATCAACCACGTAAAAGAATTGATTGAACAGGGCGAGATCCGAGAAATGGTAGCCTGTACTCTCGACCGAGATGGAGTGGCGCAGATACATGTCAGTGCCTTGGACCTGCCAGGCGGAGTCGGACTCTTTGAAATCGGCAAGCATCTACTGATCGCACAGGATGATCTGTTGTAAAAAAGCCACATAAACAGGCCGGGTCTAGGTTGACACATAAATAAAAAGACCGTATACTAGCAGTAATGTTTAGCAAAGAGTCAAAACTTTTTTGCCAGAAGTGCAAATAGAGGTTGACACAGAGACTAAATACATGTATAATTAACACATGCACTAGAAACAGTGTGTGACTTTCAAGGAAATGAAAAGACAATGAAAACAGCATCATTACATAGATCTTGTAAATCCCTAGCCCAGATGGGAGGCTTTGTGCCCTCATATTGGCTCGCGATTGATAGTATATCTAATGATCGCACACCAGAGCTACAGCCGGGGTCCGTGGAGATGTTAGTGTAACAGAAAATACACAGCTACTTCAAAGGACCCCAGGAATAAACACCCTGGGGTTTTTGTTTTTATAAAGGAGAAAAATGCATAGAGAACAGATAGAACACAATAAAAAAGTTGAACAGGCTTACGTATCTGCTTATACCTTAACCGATGAACAGACACGCAAACTTATTCAAGATAAGTTTGACCGAGCCTACAAGCTCAGAGAAGCTTTGAAGAAGAGTAATCTTCTCGAGTCCACTGATCATTAAGTTCGAAGAGTGTGATAGGAAACGAGATCCTAGCCCGCACTTAAAATGGGCGAATGGGCGGCCTACCGGATGGCTTATCCTTATGTGGATAAAAAAATGGTAGCGTATTAAAGTATTCTTTACGAACAGGCAGCCTAAGTAGTTTAGAGTACTTTAATACACACTCTCCTACTTTCATGTATCGAAAGGACAGGTTGACATAGTCGATGGAGAGTGTTTTCGATTTGGGGGCTGTTCTCTGCGGGAGACTGTAAATCTCTTGCCTTAATTGCAGAGTGGCTGGCGGTTAGGTTCGATTCCTTCAGTCCCCACCAAGTTTTGCCTCGTTCATATAACGGTCTATTATGCCCGCCTGTCTAGCGGAACACAGGGGTTCGACTCCCCTACGAGGCGCCAGTTTATTCCCCAGTAGCACAGCGGTAGTTGCACTTGACTGTTAATCAAGGTGTCCGTGGTTCGATCCCACGCTGGGGAGCCAATATTATGCACGGTTCGTCTATCGGTTAGGACGCTGCCCTTTCAAGGCGGAAAGACGAGTTCGATTCTCGTACCGTGTACCATATAATGCGGGTATGATGTAATGGTAACCTGAAACCTTGCCAAGGTTTATTCGCGAGTTCGATTCTCGCTACCCGCTCCAAGAATTACTCACTGATGTAATGGCAGCATGACAGTCTCCAAAACTGTTCGTCGGGGTTCGAGTCCCTGGTGGGTAGCCAATCTATAGTGCGGTGGCAGAGAGGTCCAATGCAAGAGTCTGCAAAACTCTAAAACCGTGAGTTCAAATCTCACCCGCACTTCCAATAATGCCAGCGAGACTTGGTAGTCAGAGAGGTTTTATAAACCTTTTAGCGCCAGATTAGCGTTCTTGAGAGGGTTCGATTCCCTCCGCTGGTACCACGTAATGCCCCTGTGGCCAAATTGGTAAAGGCAGCTCTCTCAAAAGGAGTGTTATGTATCCCGGTTCGAGTCCGGGCAGGGGTACCAAAGTTTATGGAAGTGTGGCAGAGTCCGGTTTATTGCACCTGTCTTGAAAACAGACGGCTCGAAAGGGTCCGTGAGTTCGAATCTCACCGCTTCCACCAATTTTCCCGGATAGTTAAATGGTATAACAATCGGCTGATAACCGGTCATTACAAGTTCGATTCTTGTTCTGGGAACCAAGTTTAGTATAGCAACAGCAAAAATCCAATTTCACTTTTAATGAAAAAAGATGCTATCCTGTTTTATTAAACTCCAGTAGCCTAATCATTTAAATAAACAATGCATAAATGTTTATTATTCAATGTTTCAACTAACCAGTTAGGAAGGAATTTAGGTGTATACAGAATAGCACACTATCTTAGAGAACATGATTGGGACTCTGAGGTTATCGATTATACTTTATATTGGACTTTAGATGAGTTAAAAGAACTGTCTAGATCAAGAATCGATAAAGACACAAAATTTATAGGATTTGGTCACATGTTTTCGGTGTGGAGTGTAGAATTAGAAAACTTTACAGAATGGTTGAAGATTGAGTATCCTGGGGTTGTTTTAATATCAGGCTCAGGAGTTGCTCCACAGTTCAAATCAAAGTGTATAGATTATTACATTCAAGGTTTCGGCGAAAACGCTTTGTTAGTTTTGCTAAAATGGCTTTTTAGCAACGGAGAACTTCCAAAGTTTTCTATTTTCAATAAAAAGTTAATCAACGGAAATGAAATGTATCCTTCGTTTCCAATGAAAAGTTTAATGGTAAAGTATCAAGACCGGGACTACATTAGTCCCGACGAGTGGTTAGGAATTGAGTTTGCTCGAGGCTGTAAGTTTAGATGTGCATTTTGTAACTTTCCTGTACTAGGTGTAAAAGGAGATTACAGCAGAGATGCATTAGATTACTACATACAAGTTATGGATGCCTATGATAGGTTTGGAGTTACTAACTACTATGTATCCGACGAAACATTTAATGATCGAACAGAAAAAATAACCAAATTTGCTGATGTAACACAACTATTGCCATTTCGTCCTTGGTTTAGTGGGTTTATTAGGGCAGACTTAATGATAGCTAGAAAAGAAGAAAAAGAAGAATTAGCTAGATTAGGATTTCTTGGTCACCATTATGGTATAGAAAGTTTTAACAAAGAGTCAGTTAAAGTTATCGGTAAGGGCATGGACCCTGACAGGATAAAAGCAGGATTGATAGATAGTAAAAACTATTTTATGAACCGGGGATTGTACCGGGGAAATATAAGTTTTATTATAGGTCTACCAGGGGATACTGTAGAACAAATAGAAAGAACAATTGACTGGTTAAAAGAAAACTGGCGAGGACAATCATTTCTTCCATTTGTTTTAGAAATACCAGCGGGAGAGTTTGACACACAATCTAAAATTAGTATAGACTATAAAAAATATGGTTATACCGTGATGGATGATGCGATCATACGATCTAACGAGGACCAGGATGCTAAGGTTGCTTCTACAGTATTACATTGGCAAAACAAGTTTATGAATATAAATCAAGCAACGGATCTACAAGAAAAAATGTGGCGTGAGCTGTTTAAGAAAGAAAATGGTTTTACATTTAACTGTTGGGCTCTTGCATCGATAGGGATTGACGGTGGTCTAATCAACAGACTAAATGAAACTGCTAAATTCAGCCAGGGTGACCTTGCGGTTGCACTGCCAAAAATACAATCTTACAAAGATAAAAAGTTAAGTACTCAGAAATATTAACAACGGAGAATGACATGAAACGAGGTAAACTCTAGTGTCATCCTAGACCCCGTATGGTCCTGGATGGCACGTAAAAGAAAATATTTACGATCCATCCCTTCGTGGCGCAATGGTAGCGCAACGGACTCTTAATCCGCTGGTTGGCAGTTCAAGTCTGCCCGGAGGGACCATATGGGGGTATAATTCAAAGGCTAGAATAGCCGGCTTTTAACCGGTCTATCAGGGTTCGAGTCCCTGTGCCCCTACCATATAAAAACACATTACTAAGAGTCCAGGTTCAGAGCGTGGCATAGTGTGTTTCTATATGGTAATGTAGCATAACGGTAGTGCAACACCTTCATACGGTGCCCAGTGAAAGTTCGACTCTTTCCATTACCACCAAAATTTGGGGGAAGCCGAGGACGGCGGTGGGTCCTTGCAAGACTCATGACTACAAGGGTTCGATACCCTGGTCCTCCACCAATTATCTCTCTAAAGTGTTATCTGGTTGCATCCGCGGTTTGGGGCCGTGTGGTCTAGGTTCGAATCCTAGTAGGGAGACCAGTTTCTGTTCGGGAATAGTGTAATGGTAACACTACAGACTTTGACTCTGTCATTCTAGGTTCGAGCCCTAGTTCCCGTGCCAACTTTATCGGGCTTTGGTGAAATGGATATCATTACGGTCTTCGAAACCGCAGGTAGAGGTTCGATTCCTCTAAGCCCGGCCATATTAAAGGAGATCAGCATGAAACCTATTATATTTCGAAATCGTCTAAACAACGAGCGAGTTATCTGCGAGAACATTCGCAATGTAGAAAGAATAGACGACGTTGAATATCTAGTTGTTCATCGTCCTGAAAATTCTAGAATGTTTCTTATGCGTAAGGATGTGTTGGAAAAAGATACCACTGTAGTGAAAGGGATATCACGAAACTTTGCGAAAGTTTAAGTTCACGTTCGACTCGTGGCGGTGGTGCCAGTCAATGGAGTCTGTGATGTAATGGTAGCATCCGAGATTGTGATTCTCGTCGCGTGGGTTCGATTCCCATCATTCTCCCCAAGGAATTATTATGGAAAAAATAAAAACATTAAACACATTAAAAGGTTCTGTTCGAGAGTTCGATGAACTACTAGGACGAACATTATACAAGGCAGAAGCAGATGACGAAACACTAACTTTGTATCTGTCAAAGACAAACTATGTACGATTCCAACATCATCAAAACTGTTGTGAAAGTGTTTACATAGAAGACATCTGTGGGGATCTTGAAGACCTAGTCGGAGCACCATTAATAGAAGCTGAAGAAGTTTCTAACTATGAAGCTGGGCCACTAAATGAATACGAAGAATCATACACATGGACATTCTATCGTTTTCGTACACGAAAAGGTAGTGTAACAGTTCGATGGTATGGTTCCAGTAATGGATACTATTCCGAAGATGTTAGTGTAGAGGTAGTTGACACTACTGTGGACTAAGCTGCTTTAGCTGATGTGGTCATAGCAACGGATTGAAAATCCGAGGAACCCTGTTCGATCCGGGGAGGCAGCACCAAGAATGCGAGTGTGGAGAAATGGCATACTCAGGAGATTTAAAATCTCCCGTCTTAGGGCATGAGGGTTCGAGTCCCTCCACTCGCACCAAAAAACTCTTGACAAGAGTCTAAAATTGTCGTATAATAGTTGATGTGTTAGGCCCCTGTGGTGGAATTGGTAGACACGCTGGTCTTAGAAGCCAGTCTTCGGGTGCGAGTTCGAGTCTCGCTGGGGGCACCATTAAAAAATAGCATTAGCGGGTATCGTCTATGGACGCATAGACTTATGAAGAATAGGGCCATCTTACTCTTCTGAAACAACCGTGGACAATGGCTGATGAGGAGAATCGAACTCCACTCAGAAATCCGTCTCATCCCATAGGGTGTAATGTTATTTTTTAATGGTTATGCCTCGTTAATTTAATGGTAGAATGCCCTCCTTACAAGTGGGATACGGCAGTTCGATTCTGTCACGAGGTACCAGTAATACGGAAGACTCCCATAATGGTATTGGAGCGGTTTGCTAAACCGTCGGTCGCTTTAAAACGTCTTCGGGGTTCGAGTCCCCGGTCTTCCGCCAATTTTTTTTAAAAAGGAAATATATGAAACCAGGTCCAAATTATAGAATGAGTTCGCTGCTAAAAATCAGTTTAGCCACAGGCAAGTTCAAAGATGCACATCAAAAGGGGCAGTGGAAACGTGCTATGATTGACGCTGAACTATGTGCAGCCATACAACCTAAACGTGAAAAAGGTCGCAAGCCCGACACAGGCAAACAATAAAATTCCGGGGGATTAGTTAAATGGGATAACATCGGCTTTGCAAGTCGAGATTGAGAGTTCGATTCTCTCATCCTCCACCAGAGATATATACTATAAGGCCCTGTTAGTTAAGTGGTATAACACCTGTTTTGTAATCAGGGGTTGGCAGTTCGATTCTGTCACGGGGCACCAATTTTACCAATAAGTGTTGACAAACACCCTAGACCATGTTATAATTGTTTTGTTGCGTTAGAAATAACGTGACCGGTGAAGCGAAGGGTAGAAGAGGATAGACAAATAGGTTTAGGCTACAATCCTAATCCGAACTTACAATCCAACCTTGAAAATTGGAACGTGTTTATGTGATCCGATCTCTAATAGAATGTCATTTGTTAATCGGAAATATATGGACCTCTGTGTATTGTTATTTGCACATTGTCAACGAAGATTACAACCCTTCATTGTCCATTGTCCGGTCTATTACTTGACCTTTCGTCGATCCGTCATTGTTGTTTGAAAAAGGAAAAAAATGAATATCACACTGAGAAAAGCAAATGCTGTGCAGAACAGCATCACAGAAGCAATTAAGAACATCAAAATTGATCTCACTGTTGAGATCAATGAGTTCCAATCAGTCGAGGACGTTATCACCAAAGCCAATAGTGTCTTGGTAGAAAATGACGGTCGCCGTCAGAAGCTTACCATGGCTCTGTACAATATCCGTGCCCTAGTAGGCACAGCTAACAGCGCCAGCGGTATCGACACTGCTTTGGCCAAAGCAGCTTTTATAGATAAGCGTATAGGTCAGCTAGAAGAATTGGCCAAGGCCACAGAGATCACTGCACTAGATGTGATCAAAGGCAAGTTGGACAAGATCCGCAACGACAAGAGCGAATCTACTCGCAGTCGTATCTACGGCTACAGTGACACAGTGACCACAGGGGTGCTGGGATTAGAACAGATTGCACAGGCCAAAGCAGAAGTGTTGAGTCTGAAAAAACAGAAACAAAAGATCAATGACGAGGTGTTAGAACTTAACATCAAAACAGAGATACCTCTTTCAGAAGATGTAGTGGCTGTATTGCAAGCTGAAGCCTTGATTTAAAACTATCGCGGGATAGAGAAACGGTATCTCGAGAGTCTCATAAGCTCTAGTTCCTGGTTCGATTCCGGGTCCCGCAACCAACTATAAGGTATGTATGAAAAACAAAACACTAAGTCGTGGTCCTGAAATTGACACAGAAAAATGTGTGGAAAATGTAGGCGGTAATAGATTCGACTTGGTGCTGATAGCATCAGCTCGTGCCAGAGAGCTCAGTCGCAGACACAAAGCAGCTGAACTACAGACTCAGATGAACGCACCTGTTGGCGCACTGTTAGATGTGCAGTCAGGTGCTGTAGGTCGAGAATACCTTAAAAAAGTCTGATTGCTCGCTGTGGTTCAATGGATAGAACAAGTTCCTCCTAAGAATTAGATCCAGGTTCGATTCCTGGCAGTGAGGCCAATGAGTAAATAAATCTATGCGGGGTTCGTATAGTGGTAATACCTTAGCCTTCCAAGCTAAAGCGGAGAGTTCGATTCTCTTACCCCGCTCCAAATAATATGTTGAAAGTTATAGATCATAATCCTCAGGCTTGCAAATACGATTTCTCATCTCTAATAACCAAACAGGATGATCTCGCAGCCTGTGAGATTATCAAAGGCATCATTGCCGACGGTAACTATTTTACCAATTCACCTAAGTTCCAGACCAAAGAAAACATCTTTGCTAGATCGGAGGCTGTATGGTTAAAGTACCGTGTGAGTTTTATGATGAGTGTATTCATGTATCTAGGCCGTGAAGCCAAAATATCTAACATGATGGCCTGGAGTTTTATGACCAATCTCGAGGGTGCCGAAAACCGTGATAATCTCTGGCATCATCATTGGCATCCTACTACCCCTACCGCACAAATACTCAGTGGTATTTGGTATCTACACATACCCGAGGATGTTAAAGATCGAGACTATTGCGGTACAGAGATGGCACCAGAGGGTCCACAATCTGATGACAGATATTTTGTGCGCCCCACAGACGGTAATTGGTTGATCTATCCCGGCAACATGTGGCACCGCCCCGGCATCGTACAGAGCCTTCAATACAGATTTGTATTAGCCGCAGACATTCAAATAGACTAAACTGGCCATAGTATAATGGATAATACAGCGAGCTTCTACCTCGCGAATGTGGGTTCGATTCCTGCTGGCCGGACCACGCCGCTCTCATAGTATAAAAGCATTACACTACATTGGTAATGTAGAAACGGTGGAGCATTACCACCTGAGAGCACCACTTGACACACAGCGATAGTGATTGTATAATAGTATAAACAATCTTCAAAGGCCACAGATGCAGATCATCATGGAAGGTAGAGCTAGTTCTACCAAATCAATCATAGAAACTTCCGCGAATTTCTTTGCCAAAGAACTGGGATTGAATCGCAGCCGTTTCACTCTGTTAATCATGACTGAAAAAGGAATGGCCCGTAAAGAAGGCATGCGAGGTGTGGTGCATAAAGTAGGTCCAAAATTTATAACTATGATCATAGATTCTGGACTGGAGTTTGAAAGACTGATCATTACCTTGGCGCACGAAATGGTACATGTCAAACAGTATGCTCGTGGTCAGATTAAGCCCAGTCGCAGTTGTAAAACACACTATTGGATGGGGCAGCACATACGCAAAAGCTACTACGACCAACCTTGGGAGATAGAAGCCTATTCTAAAGAACGTGTGTTAGCCAATAAAATTTTTGCAATAACAGGAGCATGATGTGAATCCATGGATACAGAACGTAGCACTCAGCGACATCCCAAAAGGACATCACATCGACGCGGGTATAAACTCTATGCTGATCCAAATTGTAGATCCTGACATGGAGTTTCCTACTCCCAAGCATCAATTCAAAGAAGTTCATCAATTCCAGTTTTTAGACATAGAAGAAAAGGATCATGCCTTAGACGAAGCCATGCGGTGTAGTCAAGAGCAGGCCAACGAACTTGTGCGCTTACTGCAATACGCATTTGAAAATCGCATGAATGTTGTTGTGCATTGCCATGCCGGCGTGTGTCGCAGTGGTGCTGTTTGTGAAATCGGTGTTATGTTAGGCTTCCGAGACACTGAAGCGTTTCGTAGCCCTAACCTATTGGTCAAGCATCGTATGATGCGAGCATTGGGATGGACCTACGATGAACAGGAACCTCACTCGATAAACGGAGTGCCGGTTCCAGAAGATTGGACCAATGATAACGAAAAAGTCTTTATATTAGCAGCTGAACGTAGAGCTCGCAGGCAGAGAGACGAAACTTAGAAAGGAGCAATACATGCCCAGCGTATTTTTAGTATCAGACACACACTTCGGACACACAGGTGTTTGCCGTTTTACCCGAGATGATGGCTCAAAATTGCGTCCTTGGGACGACCCTGATGAAATGGATGAAGCCATGGTCAAGGCCTGGAATGAACGGGTCAAACCCTCAGACAAGGTCTATCACTTGGGCGATGTGGTGATCAACCGAAAGGCGTTGAACATTCTGCATCGTTTGAATGGTGACAAGGTGTTGATCCGTGGTAACCATGATATTTTCAAGGACACAGACTATCGAGAACACTTCCGTGAATTACGTGCATATCATGTGATGAATGGAATGATCTTGAGCCATATTCCTATACACGAAGCTAGCTTGGGCCGATTTGGAGTGAACATACACGGACATCTGCATTGGAATCGTGTTAAAAAAGCCCGTGGGGTTGAAGCTAGAACAGGTACTGTGTTATACAGTGATGAGGTGGATACACGTTATCATTGCGTATGCGTGGAGCAGACCCCAGACTTTGCACCTATTTTGTTTGAAGATGTAGTTAAACGCATCGAAGCAGAAGGCGGAGAAGTGGGATTTAGGAACGGTAACGGTCCTACAGTAGATTAGGACATAGTCCTATTTTAGCGCCAGCCCTTAGGCGCTTTACAAAAAGGGTAAAATAGCACCTCCGGGTGCTATTTTTTTGGCTATATGTTCTGAACTCCGTGACATAAATATACTAGTAGGAACAATTCCAGGAGTTGAGATATGCCCTTACAGATTCGCAGAGGCACAAACGCACAAAGACAAGCTATGACCCAGGCTCTTGCCCAGGGCGAACTGCTGTATGTTACAGATGATCAAAGACTATACATAGGTAATGGTAGCACACTGGGTGGTGTACAAATCACTGGCTATACCAATGAAGACGCACAAGATGCTGCTGCTCAGTTGTTTGTAAACGGCGCACCACATACTGGTATAAATTTCACATATAATGATGCAGGTGCTAGTATAACTGCGGTGGTCGACCTTCTTAATAACACAGGAACTATAGGAGGAGTTTTCAAAGGCAACGTGGTTGCCGAAGATTCTACACTGCTTATAGATGCTGCTTCGGGACAAATTTTTGGTCCGCTTACAGGTAATGTCACAGGTAATGTCACAGGTAATGTCACAGGTAATGTCACAGGTAATGTCACTGGCAATATATTCACTAATTTAATCGACTCAGCAGATTCATCTGCGATAACATTCACACCTGCTGTGGTATTCAACAGTGATGTTACTGTAGATAATCAACTATTTGCTAATTTGGTTGGTAATGTCGAAGGTAATGTCGAAGGTGATCTCGCAGGTGATGTCACCGGTAATAGAATTTTACTTAATCAGCTACCAGCTACGACAGGAATAAAAATAGTTACTTCTGCAGGCACGTCAAATGTTAATTTGTTTGAGATTGATACATATCATGATGAAGGGTTACCTGGAGCAATGGTGTTGGGGCGAAGCCGGGGAACACCGAGCAGTCCAACTGCATTAATAAACAATGATGCTATCTTTTCATTAGAATTTGGTGGCAGCACTGGAAGTGGCACTTACGGAGCAGCCTATATTACTGCCAGTGTTGGAGGTGTAGTAAGTCCTGGAGTTTTACCAGGTAGAATGAATATTTTGACTACTTCTACACTTGGAGTTCCAAGTATAAAATTAAGTATTGGTCCTGATGGACAACTGACACTAGTAGCTCCTGCACTAGTAGCAGGCGGAGCGAGCGGACAAGTAAATGTTAGTTCAATTCTTTCATGGATGAAAGTGACCTTTAATTCAGTTGAGTACGCTATTCCAATGTACGCAATTAATCCTTAACAGAGTTGATTATTTCTCTGAACGCACTAGGTGAAAAAGTTGGTAATAATTTTTTCAATTTTGTAATATCAGGTTTTCGTTTTTTAGCACTACCTAATAACCCAGGGATTGTAATCCATTTAATATGAGTTTTTCCTAACGACTGAGCAATAATATTAGCTGCTTCTAAGATAGTTAATTCCTCGTCACTGCCAACATTCACTACTTGTTTGCTACAGTTTGATATTTTAATCACTGCATCAACTGCATCTCTTACATAGCAAAAAGAACGAGTTTCGTCCGCACCAACAAGTTCAAAATTTTCCTTTTGAATTTTATCAATAATATCTTTAACAAAATGGCCAGTGCCAGAATGTTCGCTATACACATTAAAAAATCTAATAACTAAAAAATCAATATTACTGTTAAACAAATAATTCTCTGCTATTACTTTAGGTAACATGTAACTCCAACGAGGGTTGTGAATGTTGCTAACATTTATGTCTGTAATTTCAGGTGTAGGAAAAACAGTAGTGCCTGCTACAACTTCACTGCTGCTTGCATAGATTAATTTGCAGGCAGGATTAGATTCTGCAAATCTAAACATGGATAGATCTAGTGTTACATTGTTTCTTAGCACATCGTTTGCTTGACTATAAAAATACGTTGTGCCATTTGTTGCGGCCATGTGATAGATTATATCAAATTTATTAGACGATTGATCTAAATATTCAATTAGATTGGATCTTACATACGAACAATTTTTAGGCATATAATCACTAAAACGTTGATTGTTATCCACAGCCGTGACATCATTATACGGACTAAGTTGATCGCAAAGTTCTCTTCCAATTAATCCACATGCACCTGTGATTAAGATTTTCTTACGGTTACTGGCCATAGTTGATTGTCTTCTTTCATTGCTGTAAAATAAGTCTGCGGAATACCTAGCTGCTTAAAGGTATTGATTAAAAAATCTAGATCTTTTGGCAAACATTTGCCTCCGAATGCTCGCAGGTTGTCATTTACTTCTAGATAGTGTTGATCGTGATTAACCTGTAAGTATGCATTTAGTACGTTATCGTAATTTGCACCTGCTGCCTTGCTTAGTTCATACATATGATTTGCAAATACAACCCTTGCCGCGGCCATATTGTTGCTTAACATCTTAATAACTTCTGCTTCTTCTAATGTACAAAATATACATTCCTCTCCCCGTAACCAAATAGGGACTGCTTGGTTATCATTACCTACAATTATAGGACGATCGTAACAATCTTCTTCCCACATACGTTCACGCAGGAATTCTGGCATATAGTAAATTTTATCATTGATTATTTGTGCAATAGATTTACAGGTTCCTACAGGAACAGTACTTCTAATAACAATACTGCAACTAGGATTAACAGCCTTAAGACATTTGATATTATCGACTAGTACTTGTAGACTCAAATCGGTGTCAGTTGGTGTACAAAAAAACACATAATCACAAACATATAAATCTTCAATCGTTGTTCCAGTTAATAAATCGTGTATTACTACAGGACCATTTTTAAGTAAACCTTTGTGTGTGGCCTTTCCTACAATACCGTAGCCTGCAATTCCTAATTTCATTTGAATGAACTCACTTGACATGAATAAAAAGGAACATTGCTGGCATTAACACCGTAGTGCGCTTCCTTGCTATCAAAGATCCAAACGTCGCCGGCCTTCCAATTTGTTATATTAAGTTTTTCAAATCCCGCATGATGCCCAAATGTCCAATCTTCTAAAAAGATTAGATATCTAAAGCACCTGTCTAAGTCTATGCTGTGTTGTTCTCGTAGGGTATAGAATGTATCTGAATGCGTGGGCAATATTAAATTTGGAAGTATGCAAGTCCAACTAACAGAACCTTCTGCAACATTTAACACTTTTTTAAATCCTTCAGCATTGACTAATTCGTCATTAAAGCTCTGCAATAGATAACCAGAATTATAAAACTTCCTATCCAAATGCTCAAAATTTTTAGCAACAAAAGGAACTTGCCTCGCAAACTCGTGGATTTTTAAATCATCCTCCCAGAAGTTTGTTATGTTCCTTACATATTCAATCATTTTTCTTTTTGGCCTTTTCTATTAAATCTTGATATTCTGCATTTGGATGATCTGTTAGATGAGAATGATAAATGTCAATAACTGTCCTAGGTGCTGTGCTGTTAAACAAGGAAGGTAATACTCCGTGAATAATACTAGCCATACCAGCATAAATTAATCTTATTCCAGAAATCAACGCCCAGGATAGATGCTCTAGGTATGTAACTTTGCTTGAATTGAGATGTTTATCAAACATAATTTCTAAAGTATTCTCTCAACAATTCGTTATCTATCTTAATACCTGTTAAGAATTTATGTTTATTTAATACTGCAGTCTTTGCTATCTCTATCCGTTTGAAATTATTTTTAAAAAAGTTAGTGTACTCGTTAAGTATGTACGAATCTTTATTGTTCCAAAATGCCAGATATAGACAATTTTTAACAGTATCTGTGACTAGATATAAGTTGGTATTTTTATTGTTAAAATCATTGACAATTTTTATGTCCAATACTTCACCATTAATTTTAACTAGATCGCTTCTTCCTTTATGTCTATAAGACACTCCCTGTAGCTCAAAAAGATCGTTGGTTATTATTTCTGTATCATATACTGGCAGGGTAACTCCTAGCAGCCCGCCTTGATAAATTTTGATTTTATAAAAATCATCTACGTGATCAAATATCGCAGAATCCTGATATATATTTGATTTATCAATGACCACTGTAAAAATTGGTCCGCTAGTCTCATTAGAACCAAATATGCTGGTAATAGATCTAAATACTCCTTGAGCGATAGCCTGTTTTGGTTTATCTTGTATGTATGATAAAGTTTGTACATTTAAGTTAGGCCATTGAATATTATTTTTTATGCTAACATCTATAAACTTATCTATCATAAACGGATAAGGGAATATAACAAACTCTAGATCATTTTTAAATTCGTAGATATCGTTTATAAAATCTTCTATCGGAAGCATTTCATCTAGATCGTTGAATATGTGTCCAGTTACCTTGTCGCTGATTAATGTTGGTAAAAGATATACTGCTAAACTACTTCCGTGATTTAGGTTTCTTACATGTAAACATTTTCCAGAAAACTTTTTTGAATTTCTTATAGAAACTTTGTACAAGAATTCGTGTGTATGTTCTACTATTTTAGGTGTTCCCGTAGTACCGCTGCTGGTGCATCGCATCACTACGTTGGACGGGTTAGGGAAAATATTCTTAGAAATTTTGAACTGTTCATCATCGACAGTAAAATCTATTTCTTTTATACTGTAGGTTCTATTTGAGCAATTTGAAAAAAATATAAACTTAGAAAATGCTTTTGGCTTTTCTTCAATTTCTTTTTTTGAATAATCGTGCAAAAATATATCTATAGGTGATAGTATTTTTGTCTTTGGATCAAAATATGTAACATCTGAAAAATCATCATTTCTAGTGTAGTCCACTATCACTATCTTTAAAGACAATTCTGCCGCAGCGAAACACACTGCAAGATAATCAATATTAAGTGTCTGCATTCCTATGAGAACAGATTCACCGGATTGTGCAGCACATTTATATTTCAATACATATTTCCAAAGATCGATTTTAGAAACTAGATCTTTTTTATCGTATTGATGTCCCATATGTAAAGGTAATCCTATAAAATTATCACTGATCATGTATCTAGAGATAATATTTTGCATTAAAAATAATCCTCGAGGTTGCCTTGTCTTACTAGATCTAACGTAGCACAATGATAACCTCCACTGAGGGTTTGTGCATGTCTCATGCGTGTTGGAATGACTGTGAACTTGTGTTGCTCTAATACCTTTATTAAATTAGTTTGATCTTTTCCTACTATTACCGTATTCTGATCGATACTTAGAATGTTCATTCCAATGTAAGGACTACACGGACTAATACTTCCCGGGCCAGATTGTGTAACAGGATTAACATTAACGTCTTTAAAATAAATCTTATCCCACTTCTCAAATAATTTAGGACAATTCTCCGGTGTTACTCGTGCGCTGTTTAACAATACCAAACCAGGACGAAGAGGAATAATGGTGCTGTCAAAGTGTGCGAAACTATAGATATGTTCTGCTGCGTGTAATCGATAACCTCTGGACTCTAAAGTATTTTTTAACCACTGGAATCCTAACCAATTACCTGTATTAGATATTTGAAATAAAATGTCGCGTCCTAATCTTATACAATTAGGGGCATCGAATATAGGTTCAAGATTATTAAGACTGGGTTTTCTAAGATCGGTGAATTGATAAGACTCGTCTAACAGTCTAGGCCTAGGTGCAGAGATCCATTCGGTCCCATCTGTTATAGCCTCTATCATCACATCATGATAAGCCGTTGTTTCAAACTGTCTGCTTCTGCATGGACTAGGAGTTTCAATCATTAGGTTATCTAACGGCAACAACAGGTCTCGGGGACACCAAGTGTACCACCCGGTAGTGGTCCAATCCGGAGTACTAAAAGTTTTGCTGTGATCGATAGGCAAAGGACGATGTACTTTAACTCCAGCAAGTGTTAACACATTGCATAATTCATTTGCATCTTCGTTGGCTTCTTCGATTAACCATTTTGGGTAAGGCCCTTCTAACGGCTTAATTTTTTCTATGTCATAGTTTGTATAACTCATGCTCATAGTACTACGATCTACGGTTGGAATACGGGCGTTGTCTGCTCTGCCAACAATTATTTCCTTTAAAGGATCCCAATCATTATTTGATATTATTTTCAAAATACTTTCTTTGTATTTTAATACTTAAAACAATCCAGTCACCGCCTGAGAAATTTTCAGCTCCGTGGGGGTAATGTGAATCAAATCCGAATATACTATTCGGTTGTTGTCTAAATTTTTTATCTTCTATAATCAACGATATGTCATCGGATATAGGAGCATCTGCATTTAACAGCAATTGATAATAGTAGCTGTCGTCTTCAAACTTTTCATAACCGTCTACGTGATGCTGAACTACTGTGTTATCACTGATGAAAGATAGTGTTGCCATCCTTATTCCAGGTAGCTTATTAATTAATTGTTTTTCTTTAAAAAAAATACTATCAATTATTTTATTGTCATGCGTTTCTTTCCAGCTGTCGTCGGCCAACATAATTACTAACCAGCTAGAGCCATTCTTTGATTCGTTTACACGACCATAATTTATAGAAAAATTAGTTTCGTATTTTTGTGTATCGTTGTCTGTAGATAGCACCCACCATACGTCTTCGGTGGTATCTTCTTTGGGAAGTTCTAACAATCTTGACAGTACATTTCTCCAAGGATTAGAATTTACAGTAGCAGTAAGACTGGCTAACAGTTCTTCTAACAAAGTATAGTACTGATAATTATTGTGTTCGACTAGCATATGCCCTCACTAGATGATGGAATCCTTTTTGATTGAACCATTTATCAATCTCGTGTTGTTCTATATGAAATTTGTTTTTTATATAATCCAACGTTTTTAAATTCTTGTTTGCTAATTTGTAAAACAGATTGTAATTATGCTCGATATCTGCTTCAATATCTAGTTGGTATGCTTGATAGTTTGCTAGAAAATGTTTTGTATTTTTTACAATAGCATCTAACCTGTCTTGTTCGTTTGGCAAATAAGCATAATCTTTTATTAGCATATATTCTTCAAAAGTTTTAAATCCTAATTCCTTAATGTATTTAAACATCTCCGGAGTAGAAGCATGTAAAAATGGATGGCGTTGGACAAATACTCTGTAGGTCTTTTCTGTAAGATATCTAGAAGTTAAGTCACTGCTGCTTACACCTTCTGAAATTATGCTTAATGCGGTATTCTTATAAACTGCCGGTTCGATCCATCCTATATTTTTCGTCCATTCATTCTGAGAAGGATTGGTTCCGTAATGCTTAGATGCGGAATAAACATCGTCTATAGACTGCTCGACTATCTTATCATACCCATCTACATTATTTTTACACCATTGTTTTTGTTCTTCGGTCCAGGGTTTAAAAAATGTATATACTGAATCGTTTAATAAATCGCTTTTTTTAAATTTATTCAGGAGACCTGCTCTGTTGTGCCTGTTAGGAACTCCTCCTAGAAATAAAAATTTATTAGAATTTTTATTCCAGATGTATGTTTCTTTATTTTTATATCCCAAGAAAACAGTATGCATCATAAAATCAAAATGAATTATATTATTGTATTGATGTTGATCGTTAACTATGCCTGCCACCACATGCAGATCGATACTTTTGTCTAGTAGATCTATGTTACAGTTGTTGTTAAAAAGAAATCCATCTAATAATAGCAACCCTAAAATCTGTTTGCTATCACCTATCTCTTGCTTTAATAAATCTTCAACTGTGTCTTGTGATATAGCAAATGTTTCTAAATTAACAATCTTATACATAGTGCTTGTATAATCCCAGACGATTTGTTGAACCGCCTCTGTTGTATTCTGGATAACGATTGTGTTCGTCTATACCAAACAACACAGTATTACTAGATTTAATACCAAGAGTCTTACAAAGTTCTATTTGACGTTTCTTATAACGCTGAACAATAAAATCTGGAGAAAATCTTTCGATCATTTTATATCCTAATCCTGCTCCCACTCTATTGGTGTAATCGATCTTGTGCATCATTAACAAAGAATCGTCATTGTCCTCTCTAGTCAATCTCATACCAACACGAGCATATGCTAAAGGAAATGCTTTTGATAGACTAAACGTAATATCTGTAATGCAGTCAAAATTAAAATTAAAATCTATGTTAGAACATACACCAAAATACACACAGTCAACTAATACAGGAATTTCAAGTTCTGTACAGATACGCAAAGTTTCTCCCATTTTGGAATGTTCGTTCCCTGTGTCGCTAAATGGTAGGCTGATAATCACTGCATCGTTAGTTTCTAATGGAGCATCTTCTATAAATTGCCAATTCGGCCAGCTGCTCCTCCAGGTCACTTGATGATAGATATATTCTCCTTTGAAGCAGCGAAATCGTCGTTTATTATTTTTGATATAGAACTTATCAAATGCTTCTGTAGTTCCGTTAGAAAATACAGCGTATGGAAAGTGTTCTATTCCTGTAATAGTGTTTAGTTCAGTGGATTTTATCCACTCTGAGTATCTTTTACAAAATGTCTCGGCATCTACATTCATAGCCTGAGGTAGGATGTCCAAAGTTTCCGGATCCATAATAGCAAATGATCCGCCATAGGGTAGCGATCTTTTATCGTTAGGTGGTACAGTCATATAACTACTTATTCTTTAAATACGCAGATAACTACTTATATGAATATCCAGACAGCATTTGATTTTTATTTGAAGAACAAAGATATAATTTGGAAGACTCCACAAATACCAGAAGACCTTCTCGGCAATCTGCAGATTGCCCGATGGATTTTAAACTATTCCAAGATAGGATGGTTAGAACTTGATATGGACATTGATGTCGAAAACTGGCAAAGAGAATCAGACAAATCTACATTTCGCTTAGTACCACATAGAGAAACAGACAGCAAGGGATGGAACAGTTGTTGTATACACGGTATTGATGTTGATAAAACAGGAGCCTGGACGAACTATGGCTATACTGATGAATCTCAAGTTCCTTATAATTGGACATCTTTATCGGAACAGACTCCTTCTATAAAATCTTTTTGGAAAGATTTCCCTTACGAGTCTTATCGCAGAATAAGATTTATGCAGGTAGAATCTAACGGATATATTAATCCTCATAGCGATGCACCTGGAAAACTGCCGGGAGAAAATGATCTTGATATGTTAGATTTCGGAGTACCAATTAATGTAGCTATTCATCATCCAGATAATTGTTATCTATCAGTTCAAGGGTATGGAGTTGTTCCTTTTAAAGAAGGTCGAGCATTTATTGTTAACATAAGGAACTATCATAGTGTTATCAATCTTTCTCACATTCCTAGAGTACACTTAATATCGCACGGTATTCCTGGTATTAAAAAAGAAGCATTTGCAGAGTTGGTTGTTCGAAGTTATATAAAACAGTATGATAAACATTCTAGAATTTAATCCCGGATGGGATAGAAACATAGCTGTATGTTTTGTTGATAACACAAGACAGTATCAGCCCGAGATCCGCCAATTAATAAAAAATCAAGCAGACGGAGTTTTATCTAATCTATACAAAAAAGGTTATACTGTTTTTCAATGGGTAGATGAGGACGCACTGATTAATCATGTATCTACATTAGAATATGACTTTGCATTAGTAGTAAGCACTGGTACAGAATTTATCAACGGAACAGCATTCTTTGATGCATTATCAAATCTGATTACAAAAGATTTTTTTATAGCAGGACATATATTAGATCGAAGTGATGCGTATTATGAATTGCATCACCAATGTTATGTTATTAACTTAAAGCATTATAAACAACTAGGTAATCCAAAAATAGGAAAACAGCAACTAGGAGCAAAACACAAGCAGTGGATGCCCTGGCGTAGCCGTGAAAATTGGCACGACGACTTTACTCCTAAATGGGTCAGCGTAGGGGATGATACTAAACAATATAATCACCAATGCCACGGTTGGAATATACTTAGCAAAGGTTTCGAAGAAGGTTATACTATGTTAGTGTTTGACGAAGAACTTAGGAATAATAAAAAACATTTCTATCCCGAGAGTCCTGATGATTTTTACAAGCAATTAAGTTGGGCATACCATCGACTAAACTATTGCCACGATACATACGTTCATACAGCTAACACCGAAACTGTAGATCTTCCTGTAAAGAAATATGATCAGATTGTTACTCCTGCTAGTGGAGTGTGGTTTGCTGAATATCTATCCGATAATGGAACAGTAATTATGTATGATTACAACAAATCGTCTTTAGATTATTGGCAGAAGCAATATCCTGATTACAAATTTGTAAAGTGTGATCTTCTAGGCAACGATAATTTGTTAGATTATGTGGACACAAGCATAGGTAATACACTAATAAATCTTTCAAACATATTTAATTACGAAGGAACAACATTTTTTTACAGCCTTGAATATCGTAAATTTAAAGAAGAAAAATTATTAAAGGCCATTAATGATAAATTTGATGCAGAAATTTACTTTAGTTTAAAAGCAAGTTTGTTCGATACTATACCAACATGGCATTTATGAAATTTTGTATAGTCGATTTTGTTCTACAATATCGTCTTTGGTTAGTAATTTTCCATTGTGATGCTCATTGATGGCTTCTATAATAAAATCTGCAAGTAATGTATTATTCAGATTACCATATAAATGATTAGGCACCGGACCTTCATCTAATACATCCCCAGAGAGATTACCAAAACATTTTAAACTAGGTCTTAGTTCAACTCCAGTCTTCCATCTGTAAATATAATCAAGATTATCCGGAATATAGATATTATTAGAATCAGTATTTCTCGGAATACCAAAACTCCACAAGTGAATAATTTTAGTCTTATCTTGTATAGGAGCAAGCACTTCTCGATCAAAAAAATAAAATGCTGACAATGCTTCGTGTAATGCCTTTTCGTCATCATACAAATGTGTAAAATATTTCTGTGCTGCAAGGTATGTATTGTGATTTAATATATGGCCAGGATGATCCATGTAATTAATTTTTTCCATTACCCATGAACCTAAATTTCTAGTACTCGGGTTATATATACGAGAAGGATCAGTCCAACAAAATATGCATATATCTGGTAAATTGTTTAAGGCAGGTGGAAACTGTTTCAGCATCAAGTCCCAATAACTACTACCTCCCACCCCTAGGTTTATAACTTCTGCATTATAATGATTCTTGACAAGTTTGATATATGTTTGATATTTGTGATATTGGCAGTGTAACGAATCTATTTTCACGCAATAACTATCACCATAAAACCCTATTTTCATACGTATTCGGTTATCAACAAACTTAATCTAGGAATATGTCCAATGTTTGCAGACCCATGCATATCGTAAGAATCGAGAAACACAAACACATCCCCTTTTTTGTAACCTGTCATTAGTGTGTCATTATATATAAACACATGCCCAGGATGATAGTCCTGTAAAGGAATCCAATATCGCGTTCCGTCCTTTTCATGTACATGCGGGTCTGAATGCATCGGCATGTACTGTCCGGGATAAAGTTTTGTAATCCACCAATGATTTTCATTCTTTAAAAACGGGAACTCAATTTGAAAACTAAGATCTTCCCCGCTGTCAAATACATACCAGTGAATTCCTTCGAGGTCGTATCCTGCATCTGTTGCCTTTTTGTATTCATTGCTTTCTTGTGTATATGCCGGCGGCCAATCTTTTGGTCTAGCCTTGCCTCGGCCAGATAACACTTCTGCGATCCACTCGTCTTTTATAAATTCAGCAAAATTTCCAATATATTTCATAATGTTTCCTCAATAGCTATCCAAGTGTGCAATGCCTAACTTGGCACGAAACTCTTGTGTAAACTTACAGTCCACACGTAACGCATAGTCTTGCTCGCCTATGCTGTCTCCACCGTGCCAATCTTCATCGTTCCAGAAGCCTGCGTTGCTGTTAATATAGTGTTTATTTTCAGTATCTGGATCCCAAATATAAAATCCACGCTTGGTTCTAAAACGTATGTGTATAAACTCGTTGCGATGATCTGTGTAAGAGTTTTTTTCTAATATGCCATTGTTGGCATCTAGGTCTCTATGCTCAAATCCTAATCCGTTATGGTCACAGTGGAAGAATATAACACGACCTACCTGGCTAATAATATTCTGTTCTAATAAGTTTTTTACCCATACTACTACACCTGGAAAATATTTGCTTTCTTCTGTGGGTCTACGTTCAGCACCACGGTTATTCCAGTCACCTTGCTCCCATAAGAAATAGTAAATGTAAGGATCACTAGCGCCTAGCACCATTTTTAAATAGCGTGTAAATGTATTACGATTTTTAAAATTGCTCAGGTCTGTAAAGTACAATGGGTCACCGGCAACACGTATAGGATCTGTTTCTGGCAACGCTAGGTATTCTTCTACTGCCTTATAAATTGGTTTCCAGTTAATAATGTAACTAGCATCTTTCCAATTAAATCCAGGTTTCATCCAGGTGCCTTCTTTAGCATAATCTCTTGCCAAAGCAAAGCCCTTACATATTTCAGGATGTAAGTTTTTGAATCCTTCAATGTCTAAGTAAGAATCTAAGTTTATATAAGGCTTACCGCCGATACCTTTAATCATACTGAGTTAATTTAAATTGTCTAAATTTTTTCTTACGACTAGAATCTAACGTGACTGGTATTCCTAGTTCTACTTTTTGTTTGTCAAATGCACATAGTTCACATACTCGTATTGGTACTGCTAAGTTGTTAATAAACTCAATTACCGATTTGTCATCGCTTAAAGGATCACATCCCTTATACTGTTCTAATATTTCTCTTGCTTCTTTTTCAAATCCAACCTGTAACTTAGCCTCTGGATAATTTGTTACAGGTGGACATTTATATAGAATTCCATGCTGGAATGTGTAAGAGTCTTTCCACACACATGATTCATGGCTTTTAACCATATCCCCACCCATCTCAAAATACACAGTACCGTTGTCGACATACTTGTGATAAGGAGGCGCCATTTCTGTAACTTGTTGTAGTCTTGCTATTAATCGTCCTTCTGAATAGTACTCAAGCATTTTCCAAGACTCTAAAGGTACTTTCTCTTTTTTAACATTTGATAGTGAATCTTTCCAGGGCTCTAAAATTGCTAATAAGTCTTCATTCATACTATTAAATGTATCTGCATCATGGCAAGAAACCTGTAAGTATGCATTACCATCTCTTATTATTTTTCTTGATAACTCAATCCGTTTAGATAATCTAGTGCCGTTAGTGAGTATTTCTATTTTAGCCTCAGGCCACCATTCACGTAAGCTATCAAACCATAACTCTAACTCTGGATGTAGATAAGGCTCTCCACCGCATATAGACACATATCTTAGATCTAGAATTTCAGACCATCGCTTATATCGTTGGTTCCAATCACCCCATTTGAACGTACCTAAGAAATCATACATAGCTAACCCTGTGCAATGACTACAAGTCATGTTACACAAGTTGTTCACCATCACGGAGAAATTAGTCTCAAATTTTATTCTATCGGTCATTATTCAACCCTCGGACCGTTTGCAATAAAAGTTGCACATATCCACTTCTCACCTTTGGTAATTATTGTAGATTCGTGTACGCTAGATTGATTAATAGACTCGTCCGGATAGTCATACTCTATCCAAGCCATTGATCCTTTTTTAGGTTTAATAGAAAATCCTAAAATTGGAAAGTAAAACTCACCACCTTCAAAGTTATCATTTAAATAAAAAATTGCAGTGTGTTTTCTATCCCCACCATTAGTATAATAATTTATCTTTTTTGGTTCAAGAGGATAGTCAACATGCAGATCAAAAAATTGACCTTCATCATATCTATAAATATCGCCTGCTTCGATGTGTGTTCTAGGAACACCGGTAACTCTAGTTATAATAGCCCAAAAGAATTCTCGAATCTCTTGAGGAGTGTCCCAGCTAATATTTCTTTGCTCTATACCTTCGTGCACTTGCCCGTCAGATTGTTGATATGATTCCCATCCTGCTCTTGGGTTCATTCCTGCTTTGGTGAATTTGTTAATAATATAGTCACAAAACTCATGATCTACAACGTCTTCGTACACTGTTACCCTAGGCATCTCGCTATAGACAACCTCTTTCATTATATACTATCCTTAATTTAAATTACGTACATACTTATCAGATAAGTAGCTATATGACAACAAAGTTTGAGTACTACTATAATAACGTTCCGGGAAAAGGATTATGTAGGAATAATTTGATCTACACAAGTTTAGTTAATGAAGACAAAACAATTTTTTGCCAACATTATACCAACGATACCGATTATCATAAAGAACAGAACCAAGTAGTTGATCCAGCATTAATGGAAGAGAAGTGGCTACGAGAAGTGAACTATCTTACTCAAATGCGTAATTCATTCCCGGACATGGTTCCGGAAATAACAAATATAGATTTAGATAATAAAAAAATCTACATGCAAATACAAGGTGTAGATTTTTGGCAACAAACTCTAGATAACAACTGTGCGTATGACGACATATTACCCGATTGGCAAGAACAGATGTTAGAAATTTTTAAAGCGCACAAAACATTAGGTATATACAAGTACAGTTTGCATCCTAGTAGTTACTTTATAGTAGATGGCAAACTTAAGAGCATTAATTATTTCTTCTGCTATAAAGATTTTGAACCACAAATATCTATACGTAGTGTATTAAGTCATATTAGTGAAGATAGACAACATGATTTGTTTTCTAAAATAGATTCAATGGGGATTTCATTAGATATTCCTACTTCATTTAGCAATCTTCAAATGTTAGCATTTGAAAGTTTTAAGACAAATTTCCCCATAGACTTCATGGACCGAGCAAAACAATTATATGCATGACACTTATTGTTCATTACCTTTTAGAGAAGTTACAATAAACAACGGCGACGTGTTGCAACCGTGCTGTCAGAATTATTCCCATCAGATACTAATTAACGAATCTTTTGAGAAATCGTTTAATACCGGTCAATTAGAAAAAGTAAGAAAACAAATGTTGGCTGGCGAAATTGTAAACGGTTGTGATCAATGCTACAGGGAGGAAGTTGCAGGCATAGAATCCATGCGTCAACGGAGTGTTAAGAAATATGGTAATGTTGAAAATATAGAGATACATGCTATACAAATACAATTTGATAATCTATGCAATTTAAAATGCAGAATGTGTTCATCTGCAAACAGTCATCTATTATACGATGACGAATTAAAAATATTAGGGAAACCAATTAGCCCTAAAAAATTTGTAGCATCTACAACACACAACGATATCGATAAAACTCATTTAAAAGAAATTAAATTATTTGGGGGCGAACCGTTGATAAGTCCTCGGGCTCAGGAGTTTGTTAAAGATATGGTACTATCCAATGAGATATCAAAAGTTGTTGTTTCTACATACACCAACGGAACGGTGCTGCCAACAGATTATATACTCGAAGCATTTAAAAAATGTAGATTTTTAGACTTAAATGTAAGCATAGACGGGGTTGGACATTTAAATGAATACATTAGAGGCAAATCAGATTTTAATGAGATAGTAAAAAATTTAAAATTCTATAGTTCTTTAATTGATTCAAGACCAAAGCAGAGTACTACTATAGGAATTTCTACGGTTGTAAATGTGTATAATGTAAACAAATTAAAAGAACTAGATCAGTTTATAACTAAAGAATTTTCACAGTTCGAATTAGAAAAAAAATTCTTATCTTATCCTGAATTTCTACGGATTTCATGTTTGCCTAAGGAATATAAAAATATCATAAAACATGCTGTACAAGACTACCCGGAAGTTTTGCAATTTTTAAACAAAGATGACAACAACTACTTTGAAGAATTTATTTTTTATAATAATTCTGTAGATAAATTAACCGGTCATTCGTTAAAAGACGTTAATTTAGAACTGGCAGAATATATTGAAAATTATAAATCTAAAAAAGAAATCAGCAATCAGCATGTACGAAAATTTTATCCTGTTATAGATCTGAGATCATCAAATGACTAAACCATACCTTAAAATGCTTGATGTGTACTACGGTGCTAAATGTAATCTATCATGCAATCAGTGCGATACTAGAAGTAATGTCGTTAGAGATACAGATAAAGATCCGGATATTGAAACAATATTAGAAGGCATTACACTAGCCAAAGAAAAGTTTGAGATTGAATTGTATAGTGTTATTGGAGGTGAACCGTTATTATACTTAGATAAGATCGATATTATACTAACGCACATACGAAAAATAGATCCTACTGCAAAGATACAGTTCTCAACAAACGGAACACTGTTATCTAAACACGTAGATGAAGTCGCAGACTTTTTAATTAAACACGAATCTGGTTTGTTTGTATGTAATCATTTTGCAGCCTTTGATGCAAAAATGACTTCAAAAATAACTGAAGGCGTTAACCAGTTAGTTACAAGATTAGGATTACCTAAAGATGATGCAAATCAGTTTTTAAAAAAGTTCATGCAGTTAGATAATCCTAGGAAAGATCCCTACTTTGGGAAATGGATTGATCAGAATAAAGAATATTTCTTAGGCGAACAGCCTAATGACCATTATTACTGCAACGATAAAATTTTTGTTCACTTCCGTCCGCAATTTGATTTTAAAAAGAATCACTATATGCAGGCCACAAAACCTAAGCCTTTTAAAACAGGATTACCCCATATCTCTTACAAAGAAGGATGTAGTAGTCCGATGTGTAATTTTTTACTAGATAAAAAGATATACAAATGTTCTGCATTAGGTACTGTAAAGAAACTTTTAGAATTCCATAATAGCTTAGACGACCCCGACTGGAAGAAGTATGTTGACTATCAAGCTCTAAATTTAGAAACATGTTCAGAAGGTGATGTTTTAAAATTTCATTTCTCAAAGTTTTGTGCAATACCGGAGTGCGATATGTGTGGAACTGATCACTTTATAAGAAATAAAGAAGATGTAATCAATGTACAAATTAGTAGAATGGAATGATAAGTTAGACCTTTCTAGTTTTTATAAAGAAGCAACAGAGAAAGGTTTTTACAATAACAGTAGTCAAAAAACAATGATAGAATGCTTTCATAACGAACATAAGTGGAATGCATGGATTCTGTATCAAGACGATATTGCTATTGGAAGTGTTGCCGCACATTCGTTTGATGATGTTATGGGCCAGAACAGTTATAGGGTTTTAACTCGTTGTTGTATATTGCGTGGAGCAAGAAATGGTGGTGGAATGATGACTGCTAATGTTGCTATAGGCCAACATCAAAATTTAACAGATCAATTCCTATTACCTCAATGCATTGAGTGGGCCGGTAATAATGTATATGCTACATCAAACGAAAGTAAGATTGCTAGTCAAAGATTTGTGCACAGAACTTATTTTCCAACGCTAGAAAAAATAGGTGTGGTCAAAAAAGTGAAAGACATATTCTACAGAGGTACAGATCAAACTGTATGGAAAATTAATGTAGATTTGTTTTATGAAAACTTAAACCGTTATCCTCGCTGGATCTAAATTAGGATTACATTTATATAGTTGTTCTTTTAAATAAGGAGTAAGCTGCCATCTGAACTCCACTTGTCGTACTACAGGATGTTGTATCCAGAAAATAATAGTATCAATAATATCTTTATGACTTACAGTATTGTCACTTACAAAAGCAGTGGGGATATCTTCATCAACGGTTGTTCCTTCAATAAAACTCAAATCTAAATGTAACAACGGTATGCCAGTTGGATCAAGACTAATTTTTCTACATGCTTCGGCCAAGGCTTGCTTATCATAAACATATTGTGTTGGGATAATTTCAGGATAGAATCTACTAACGCTACCCATTACTACCATCATATCAACCTTATTTTTAAGAGCCTGTAATAATTTTAATTGCTGTCCATCTCTATACGCATTATTGATAAAGATTTCAGCTCCGGTGGCTTCTTCTACAATTTTGTCAAAGTCTTTATCTATATCGTATCCGTTGCTACGACTCATACCTAGAATTTCTCTACAACTACCTTCTTTAAAAGTATTGTATATAGATTTGCCAATGCCATTAGTATGACCCGTGATAATAATTTTCTTTTCCATTAGTTTGGCTTCCCTGGTATAAATGATACACATGTTATCTTAGGATACTCTAACCAAAAATCTATAGTGCGGATGATGAGATCGTAGTCGTTGTAACTGTCGCCTGTTAGTTGTAATAGCAAGATATCTGCTTTGTTCACAGAGCTATTGGCGACTTCTAGCACACGTTCTTTTAATTCTTTCTTGTGTTTACTATAATCTAGCATATTAGGATCTGGATAATCGGAAGCAATGCTACCCATTACAACCATCTTAGCAACGCTAGCGTACAGTTGGTTGAAGATATCTATCTGGTGTCCATTAATGTAAGCGTTGTTAATAAACAAATCACAACCCACACCCGACTTAATAATTTCATCTCCGCGATTGAGCTCTACAACCTTCCACCCTGATTTTTTAAAGTGTTTAGATAATACGTTACCAATGCCGCGTGTTGTTCCTGTAATACAAACTTTCATAGTTACCATAAGTTAAAAATATATTTAGGTTCTAATCCGCAGTTAGAACCAGCATGCCAGTATCGTCTGTCTTGCCATCTAAATGTATCACCCTGTGCTTTATTATAAAAGCATTGGTTCTCTACTATAAAGACATGTCCAAACTTTGGCTTTCCTATATGGCAGTGATATCTAACCTTAGGTGATAACTTTGCAAGTTCTTCTTCGTGGTCATTAACGTCCCAGTGTATAGGAGCAAAACATCCTACATCAATCTTGCTTATCCAGGCAGTATGGTAGTTATTAATTCCAAATATGTCACAGAATGTTTGAACACTGCGTTCGTCAAACTGCTTACCTGGCATATACATTCCCCAACTTACAGTTCCACCATCAGTTACATTCTTATATCCTGCATGCTCCCATAGATTTACCACTTCATCTAATCCCGGAATCGTATCACCTTTCTTATGTTTAGGACCAATATATTCAGGTTGCGTGTTTGCACATTGTTCAATAATTTCATCCCAATCAATTAGTGCCGAACAATTACTGATGTATTCAATCATCTTGGCTTTCCTAAAAAATGAAACAAGTAATACGGTTCTGATCCGCAGTTTGTACCAGCATGCCAGTTTCTATAATGATCCCACTCCCATACTTGATGTTGTGGTATATAATAAAATGCATCTTGATTGTCAAATAAGAATACATGGCCAAATTGGGGTTTATCTATAAACACAACCCAGCGTTTTAATTCACCTTCGGCTAACCACTCTTTTTCTTGGTCTTCAACATCCCAGTGTTTAGGAACGCATCTACCGGGCCATAGTTAACTAACAAACACGCGGCGTGGATCAGCATTAACTAAATCTGAAAACTTATTCTGAACTTCAATATCAAAATGTTTTCCGGGATAATAATCGTACCATTCTATTAATGACAGATTATATTTTGCATCTTGCCATATTTTAATAACATCTCGGTATGATCCTAATAACTCAGGATTTTCAGTCCAGCTAGATTCTGAACGGTCAACGACTGTACCTACAGAATTAAAGTCTCCGTCAGTAGAATCTTTGCATATTTGAACTATAGAGTCCCAGTCAATTTTACCTTCGGTGCTTCCAACTAATTTTGCCATCCTATATCCTTTATTGTCGGAAGGTGGAGGATTTGAACCCAGAAACGTTTTCACGTTTGCCGCATATATAACACGGTGCAATTAACCCAATGTTCATTTTTTTATCACTCATTAGTAAATATTTCCTTGTAAATGTAATACATATTTTTATCACGCCATAGTACGTGTGTACTTAAACTACGTTTGAACATAGTTTCTAAATTTAAAAGATTATTAACAGGGTCGCCTGTTTCCTCTAATCTAAATCTAGCAGTTTCATGAACTATGGCATTCATGTATTTGGTATGTATGAACGGATGACGTACAGCAACACATCCATACCAATCAATAGTCTTCATAACTCCGTTGGTATCTAAAAAATGACAATGCGGATACATAGTAAGTTTATATGTACCTCCTTTATGTAAGTCTAGCATTATATATTTTAATTGATCCTCCCACTCTACAGCTTCGCCACGGTGTAACATTTCATTAAACGTATATCCGTTCCACTCAAAAAATACCTTTTTATTTGTATAGTCAATATCAACAATGTTGGGTACATAAGACTTACCTTTAAACTTTGTTAAATGATATAATTCGTTTTCAAAGAACCAGTCACATACTTCAGCAGTGTACAATTCTCTGTCTTCATATGTGCGTTGGTATTTGTTTTGCCAATTGTAATTGGCACAGAACATTGTACGATCCGGACTAATTAACGGCTCATAAGTTTGTTGGGCTAAACACAGACTACCATCATCGCCGTATTTAAAAAATGGTTTCCAATTACTTGTGTCAATCATGTGTGATTTTAAAATCTTCTGTTGCAAGCTGTTTAAAATCTTCTAGCAGTTCACGCTCTAATTTAAACGACAGATTAGATGTGTTGTATGCAAAGTCTGCTAACTTGTATTTTTGATTAGCACGGTTTAGAAATGGGCTAAAGATTTTATCAAACTTGTATCTAAAATCATGCTGAGGATGCGCTGGTTCCATAACAACGCTAACTAAGTCCACAGGTTGACGACTGCGGAATAAAAGTTCTCGGACTACTAATTGCAAGCGTGGAATGGATCCGTAATTTGTTGCAGCATGTATATGACTAGCATCCATGTACGCCCAGTGATCATCTCTTACGCATTCGTACATAACTTTATTATCTAAATCAATTAGATATGATTGTTCACCTGTTAAATTTAAATGCCAGCGATTGTCTATATCAGCATGAGCCATGTAACTTTCTCCCGGCTCTAGTTTAATAATCCGTGCTTGGCCAACAGACATAGGCATTGTGTCTAAAACTTGTTGCCAAATTGTACCTTTGTAAAATTCTTTGATCACCCACTTGTCGTAGAAAAAGTCACCAGTTGGCTCATTAAGAACAATACTTTCTGTAATTGGATGCTCTTTGAGTGCTTGTTCAATTAGCCCTTCTGGGCATGTAAATATTTGTTTGGTGATCATTTTTTTATACATGGAAATATTTATGTGCTACTATAATGATGTAAATACTTTTATGAAACTATATCTAGATCCTAATTGGAAAAAAATTGGAATTAGTATAAGTGGTGGTGTTGATAGTGCATTACTATCCTATTTGATCTGTTCAAATACTAACGCTGAAATACATTTTACCAATCAAATACGATTATGGAAAACAAGACCTTGGCAAGAACATGTTGCCAACAGAGTGATGGATTGGTTTAAACAGCATTTCGATAACAAGTTTTATGTTCATCAAAATCTAATTCCTTCAGAATTAGAATGGGGAGATAAAGGTCCTACCATCGTTGATGAGTATGGTAAATTAAAAAGTGGGAATCAGATAATACTAAGATCGCATAATGAATATATCGCACATAAGTATCAACTCGATGCGTTATATGGCGGTATCAATAAAAATCCAGACATCGAGATTGAAGGTGCATTGAGTGATAGAGACGAAGGGCACATCCCTCCTTACTTTGTTCATGAGGGTATAAGTATATGTCACCCATTTGTTCATACTAGAAAAGATTGGATCGTTGAACAATACTACGAAAATCAAATAGAAGATCTATTAGAACTAACAAGAAGCTGTGAAGGTGAGTTTGAAAATATAACCTATAAAAATTATATTCCAGGACAGTATGTACCAACCTGTGGTAACTGTTTCTGGTGCAAAGAAAGGGAGTGGGCAGTTGAAAAGTCAAAGTAAAACATTTTGTATGCATCCTTTTACAGGTCTAGCTACCAGAGAAGATGGCGCTGTTAAAGTTTGTTGTCGCAGCCACCCCATTGGTTTCATACAAGATGCTCCATTAGAGTATCATTGGAACAGTGAAACAATGACTCGCATACGTAGACAGGTGTTGATCGGAGAACGCCCTAAAGAATGTGCTCCTTGTTTTAGTTTAGAAGATCAGGGTGTTGAAAGTTTACGACAGCGACACATTGCAGGAGTTATTCCAGAATCACGTATTACATTATATCCTAATGCTGTTAGTAATATGCGACACGATTTCACAATGCCATTTGAAATTCCTACAATGGAAATCAAACTTAATAATCTTTGTAATTTAAAATGTCGTATGTGCAATCCGCTTGACAGCACTAGTTGGCAAGACTGGGACAAGGTTGTTCCTTTTTATAAAAAAGAAAACAACTATCTTGTATCAACTGTAGAACGACTGGTCAAGAAACCCGGCCAATACATAGGTCCGTTTGATGACACAGACAACTGGTGGGCAAGTTTTGAAAAGTTAATTCCTCATTTTAAACGTGTGGAGTTTGCTGGTGGTGAGCCCTTAATGGATCCGCAGCATTATCGAATACTTGATATGCTCAAGCCTTATGGCAAGAACATTGAAATCAAATATGCCACTAACGGCACGACCTTAGGAATCAGCAAAGGAAGAACTATATATGACTACTGGCCTCATTTTAGAAGCGTTGCCGTTAATGTCAGCATTGACGGCATTCACGATGTTTACAATTACATACGTGGTAACGGTGACTTTAATCAAGTTGAAGAAAATATTAAAGAAATAAAAAAGATACCCAACGTTAGTAGAGTCGTTGGAGCATTTACAGCGCAAGCAGGTAACATATTACAAGCCGCAGAGTGTAT